TTACTTCTTATGAACCTCTATGATTTTTCCAATATGAAATACGGTTTGCCAAAAGCATAAATCTCCATTAGCATCTATTTTTGCCACATCGTCTTCGCCAATCGAAAAACGTGCCGGATTGCCTTTTTTGTCAAGTAGTGGCTCAAAGGTAATATCGTTCACCTCCACCACGGCTGTGTCTCGCTCCTTGGCATATCCCACAGCAAGTGAAAGATATTCCCATTTCTGGTTTGCTACATAAGGGTAGCACCCTCCATTCCACATGCAGATGTCACCCAACAAGGGATCTTCAGCATCTGCTTTTGATGTGTCATACAAAGGCCATCCGTCCTCGTCAACTTCAAGGTATTTCTTGTAGGTTGTTTCCTTAATTTCCCTGTACTCTTTCGTTTTCTTACCCTCCACGATTTGGTCGAAATACATCTGTTTGATGGTGAGATAGAGGGTGTTCTCTTTGGTTGGTTTCATCTTCAAGTTATTTATCCTATGGATTTTGAAATGTCTATGCGCAAACCGAGAGAATTGATAAGGCGAAAGAACAATCCCACTCCAGGCTCAATCAATCCGTTTTCTATTTTTGATATGTATGACTTGGTTGTGCCTGCTTTTTCAGCCAATTCGGTTTGTGTCATTTTTGCTTCCTTACGTGCTTGTAAAAGGATTTGCGAGGCATAAAACGCCTTTGCCTCATTTTCAAACTGTACACGTTGTGGTGTCCCCTCCTTGCCGTATTTTGCATCCAGCACAAGGTCGTAGTCTTCAATCTTGTGGTTGTTTGTCTTCATAATATGCCTCCTTTATCTTAAGTGCTTTTTCTATTTCTTGCCTGGGCGTTTTCTGCGTCTTTTTGTGAAAGCCATTGAACAGCACCACGATTTGTCCGTTGTCAAAAATGAAGAACACGCGGTAGATATTGCTCTCATATTCAATTCGCAATTCAAACAGTCCATCTTGAATTGCCTTGACAAATTTCGACGAAAGTCTTTCTTGCGTTTTCAGTAGCTGCAAGGCGTAGTCTATCTTTCGCTGCACTTTCTCATCCAGCGTCTGCATGAATGTCTGAAAATAGCCGCCGTATGTTTTTATTCGTCTCATACTGCAAAGATAGTAAAAGTTTCTATATATGACAACCTTATGTGTTGTTTTTTTTCTGCTTTATGGTAAATTTATTACGAGTTTATTAAGTTACCGACTTAAGAATGTTAATATGTGACGTTGTCTTTAGAGGCATCCTCTTGAAACATAGACGCTATGATGTCTTTGGGATAATAGCATGGAACGTCAGCCTTGGTTTCTGTTTTGAGAAACAATATCGTGTGTACTTTTTGCCCCTTCTTTACAAAGGGTAAGCGGCTGGCACGGCTTGTTAATTGCTCATAAATGCTCTGTGCCTCGTCGCGTTCTCGCCATTTACATTCTGCCACGAGGATGTGCTTTTTGTCAAGCGACTCAGCCACAAGGTCGAGCTCTATCTGTTCGTAGCCATTGCTGCCATCTTCTTTTGGTATGCCGCCCCACCAGCGTGAGGCATTGCCATAGACTACACCATCGATTTCATTGCCCGTTACGAAGTTGCGACAAATCTTTTCCCATACCTGACCAACGTATGTACTGAAGTCCTTACGGATAATGTCCATGACGAGATCCTGACGATCGAGCTCAATAAGATATTTGTTGGGATTGATAAACCTGTAATAGAAGGAAAGAAAGTTATCACCAAGCCGATAAAGTCCTTTCTTGCTGCTCTTTGGATTGTCACCAAAGGGTATATCTTTCTCCACATAGCCTAAATCGGTCAGTATGCTGATGGGCTGAGAGAGATTAGTCGCAGGCTGCTGCATACGACTGGCTATTTCCGAAATACGGTTCACCCCGTTGCCCACTGTAGTAAGTAATGAGAAAGATGTAGCCGTATCACGACGTTCATCACGAAGCAACCGTGTTGGCTCATCGTACAGCGTGCCATAGTTATTGACCAATAGATTGCGCACCGCCACTTCCAAACTATCAAAGTCGGCACGAAGCTCCCAATAGCGAGGCACTCCACCCCAAACGGCATATTCCTCAACAGCCTGCTGGCTGGAACAATGCAGGGCTTCTTTGATATAAGGCAAACGCAGTTGCTTCAGCTTTGGCTGCCAAGCGCAGCGTTGATACAAGGGCGATTTTTCATTGAGTACCAATGAGTGCATCATCAGTTGGGAGGAACCACAAAGTATCAGGTTGTATTTCAGTTTTTTGTTATCTACTAACCGTTGAATAATGGAAGGCAACGAGGGGTCGCTCTTGACAAGATAAGAAAACTCATCTAAACATACCGATGTGTTCTCCCCAACATATAGATTGATAGAGGTGAGTATCGTTTCCCAATCATGGTATGACACACGATCAAATCCGTCAAACGTAAAAGAAACGGTCTTAGCAAAGGAATCTATCTGCTGCTGCGTTTGTGCTTCTTCGCTTAGATGGTACACATCCTGATTGGTCAAAACATGCTTAATGAGTTCTGACTTTCCAATACGCCGCCTGCCATAAATCACAATGAGTACAGGTCGGTTAAGGCCCAGCGTACGCTTGAACGTAGCAGTTTCTTCTATTCTATCAATAAATTCCATATTATCAATAATTATCTTTGCCAAACATTATGTTTTACAAAGATAATATTTTAATAACTATCAACACACAAAATCACCAATAATTTTAATACTGATCAAAATTATGTTTGCGAAAGATAATGTTTACCGAATATAATATGGGTGAAGTGAATACTGTGAATGACACTCTTCATGCAAACAATAATCCCTTTGAAAAAGCTTTTAGGTTTGCACATACAGCATTTAAATTAGGCTTAATGAACATTTGGTAGGCTGAAAAGCTCCAGATGTCCATTACTCACAATTGAACGTTTCTTTTTTATGCCTTATGAATAATATATGCTAAATTCTAATTTGGATAATTTATATGATATATTCAAGAAGACACAGGTTGGAATGCACTGTGAGGCGTATTTCAACCTGTGTCTTTATCATGTGAAAAGAAATTGTATTCTGTAAGGGAAGTTATCTCGGATTAGCGTGCCATCCTGTTTTTGGCAGGCCCCACTGTTTGCCAGTTCCCTTGCCGCTTCCTTCTTCGAAATATTCGTCTCCCCATTTGCCTCGCTCGAGACACATCTGCCGGTTGGTGAATGGGTGTATGAAGCCCTTCCTATAATTATTCTTACGCTGGAATGTTCCCCCCTTGTATTTTGAGAAAGCGCGAGCGAAATGGCCTCCGTTGCTAGAAGCTTGGTAAGTGTTACCTGCGACTAATGTCATGGCACTATGGTCGTTTGTATACGATAGGCCAGAATTTTCGGCTTGGCATGGTAGATTTACTTGCACGTTGTACTTGCTGTCCTCGCCGTTCCACCATGCATCGCTCATGATGTCGGAAACTTTTAGGGGTGCATTGCCTATCCAACGGCTTGTTACGATGAGTTGGTTCTCATTGGTCCATTTGCAATCGGGCCAGTTCTTTGTTTCCCACTTGTAGGCGCAACAGAGCCTGTCGCCGTATTTTGCGGAGCGGAAGAAGCGTATGCCGTAAGTTTTCTTTCCATCGGCTGTGGTGAAATAGTGGCTGAAGAACCCCTGCGTATTGAGGTTTTTCATTTGTTCTGAGGCAAGGTCACCTCCGTTGCCGGGGAAGAGGTCGCGTATGTACATATAGCCCTGACTGTCTTCCATGTCTGCGTAGAGCGTCATCCACTCTTTCCAGAGTTCAGTTTTATTTGTGAAAGTACGTTGGTCTCCGTTGCATACATAGATGTCCCATGACTGGTCTTTCCATCTTCCATATTCGGCAGGGAAAGGGAAGAGTGTGGTAAGCTCCGTGAGCGATGGGGTGTGCCACACGTTATCCTCGGGCATAACGCGTTTGTGCTGCATGGCTTCCTCCCATGTGTACCACACGCTGCCATTTTTCTTGCGCCAGTCGTGCGAGTCATCGGGCCACTTGTCACCTGGGATAACAAGGTCGTTGTCCCACCATGTCTTGGGGGCGGCGACGTTGTGCTTGGCGGCACGGGAGAGGAAGTTGAGGAAGTTGAATGCCGGGTACGGTTCCGAGTCGTTCACGTTGGCAGTGAGGGTGCGCATCTTGCCGCCATCGTTCTTGAAGATGTGCTTGCTGATGAACGGACCTTGCGCATTGGCTTTCTTGGCTTGTTTGAGAATGTAGCCACCTGTCCACGACCCCATCATGGTCTCTACGCCTGTCTTGTCGGTGGGCATTCCCCACATGTACCATACGTCGTATTCAGCTCCACCCTCGGTGAGGTGTATAGCCTCGTCGGCTTTGCCGTTGAGGTGGAGTATGTAGTTGTCGTTGTTGTTGAAGTTGCGAACGATGACAGGGCAGGTGCTTTCCCACCATGTGCTGATGTCTCCAGCCTTGAGCTCGCCTTTGTCTGTTATGGGGCAGAACACGCCCATAGGGTGCAGGGCGTTGGTTTTAAGGAAGTAGTCGTGTGACTTGGACACGTTGTCGTCGCGTTTCACCTTTATCTTGACGAGTGTGCCGGGCATCTTAAATCTGAAACGGGCGAATGGTGCGCCATTTCTCATGGTTACTGGCTTGCTGTTGGATATGAAGGCGATGGGCTCGTTGTTGTTAGCCATTCTTACGTTACCACCTTGTTTGGTTTCAGGACTGTTGTCGCGTACCATCTGTGGTTGGAAGTTCACAGCGTGGCGCATCGTTCCGTTGGCACCTCCTCCCACTTCTTTCTCCGTTCCACCAGCTACGGCACACACTTTCCAGTCATTGCCGGAGATGTTGTTGGTAGCAGCACCTTTTATCCACTGTACGGTGATGTTTTGCGGTTTTCCCTCACCGTTGGGATCGTCGAGCAGTAGATAGTTGCTATCGCTGCGCTTGGTCCGCCACTTGTAGGTGAATTTTCCAAGTTGCTGTGTGCGCTCGTTAATGATGTAGCAGGTGGCAACGAAGTCTTGATCAGCTTCCACCTTACCGTTGCCGTCGAGCGTGAGGGCGCGGGTGAGGGTTCCACGAGTCTTGGCGTTGCTTGCCAGTTCGTTGACAATTTTCTGTGTCTCACCGTCCATATCGGGGGTGCCGATGTACATGCGTATGGTTGTGGTTGGATACTTCGTCTGCCCGCTCTCCTTGTCAGGAGAAGAGGGCTGGATGTTCTCTATGTCGCTGGCACACGATCCGAGCGTGAGTGCCATGAGCGCGAGCGATACGCAAAGCATGCCAGCCCTGCGCAGGTTATGGATAGTTGTTTTCATATATTTCCTGTCTTTTGTTTTTTCTTTTTTCATTTCGTTTTGTTCTTTGTGTCGAAAAGTCTATGTCGCTCCCCTTATCCCGTCTAACTTGGCGACAGGTTTGTAGGTGAGTCGTCAGTCTCCCCAGCTATATTTCATATCGAAGTCTTCCTCCGAAAAATCAAACCTCTTAGCATCCAAGATTTCTCCACCATCTGTGGGTTCCTCTATGCTGGCTTGTATGCCCAATTTATCCAATAGGTTGTCATCTCCGCCAATCTTTATCACCTCGCATAAAGGTGTGGTGTATGGCTTTTTATGTTTTACTGTTTCTTTCATTTTGTTTTTAAATTTAGTGCTTGTTAAATGGTTAATGACTCTCTTTGTATGTTTGTAACCCTTTCCTTCATATTGTTGTCAGTTAGGTTAATTGTTTAATATCGCCTTTATCTTCCAAAGTTGCTTCCGTCACTGTCTTGCAGTCATGTCACGACAGATGGTTATCAAGGTATCAGGAAGAGCGTGTGTAGCAGCGTACCGCACTTACGGATACGGCAATAGTCCTCTCCTCTTCTGCCTTACAATAAGAGGTAGCAGGAGACTCTTCAGTAATAGATAACCAATAAAAAGTGTTAAATAATTCGGGGGGGGTAATAAAATATGTTAACAAGCGCACGGTATAGGGCGTCCTTTCATGCTTTTTTGTAAAGGTGAAAGAAGCATTGAGCAGACAGCCTAAAGAGTGTGTTACATATTTATACATACGTCGTCAAGAATGATTATTACCCTTATTTTTTACTCCTTGGATATTTCTTTTGGAGCAATCTATTTTTATTTTATTAATGAGTTTTCAAAGTTAAGTATTTTTCTCAAAACTCCAAGCTATTTCAAGAAAAAATACAATATATATCACGGCTCTATCATTTAAAAAGTCTTGGTTCTTATTCTAAAGATCATTATTTTATAGCACACCAGTAACACAGTGAAAGCTGTTCTTTTCGAAAAATACTACCATAATCGTATGGTATTTACGATATGGATACAAAGAAACTCATCGAAGATGTACTACGCATTGGAACACAAGTGCCTGTGTCTGAATCTAAAAAAGGGACTCCCGAAAGAATCCCCTTTTTACCATTTTGTGACTCGCATGGGGCTCGAACCCATGACCCCAACATTAAAAGTGTTTAGGTCAAAAGCCTATATCTTATTATATACCAGTTGGTTATATAATTTTTATTTATTTATTGGATACTCATAAGCACATTTAGCATAATAATTCTTTTTACCAAAATGTTAAAAAACATAAAGCGCAGCAAAAATAAATAGAGTATTCTAAGATTATTCTAACTTTATTTATTATCTTTGCATCAATATATTAAATATAACAATGCAAATGTAATAAAAAAAAGAGCAATGAATGAGGAAACACTGAAAATAGTTTTGAATGACAAATCTTTTAGTAAAGATGAAGCAATTTCAATAGTAGGAGGACTTCGTAGATTTACAAGGCTTTGTGCTACTGGTAGGATCAGGTATCGAAAAAAATCTACTGCACAGAATGGTAGGTGGGAATGCAATGCCTTTGATGTGATAAAGAATGCAAGTCTAAGGTAAGTGTAAAATAATTATTGTGATAAAAATAATTTAATCTAAAGATATACATCCTATGAAACCAATTACATTTTACGAGAACAAGTACGAGGGCAATCACCTCGTGCTGTGTGGTATATATGCTGGCAAGGCGATGAAGAACCTATGCCTGTGCGTTGTTGATGCGCTGCACTTCTTTAAGCGGCTCATCAGGCGTTACCCATTTGCGTCATTATTCGTTGTCGTGCTGGCATCCACGCTGTTGAGCTACGTTGAGATAGGCAAGGCAAGGGCGGAAAGAGATAAACTCTCGCACGAGCTGTATGTAATGAAACAGAAAACAGAACAATTGGGAAACATTAAAAACAGATAAAGATATGGAAACAAACAAAATTATGAATAAAATACTTTTGACCTTCATCCTATTAACGGCTTTGTCGGGGTGTAAGCCTAAACCGTTCAAAGGCTTTTTAGTGTGTAAAGAATATATACAAGGACACATGGATAATGTTAGTGTGGAGCCAATACAAGAAGCGTATGTGTCTGTTCATGTTGCTGTTCCAAGAATCCACACGCATAAGTATATACCTTCTGAATGGATATTCTATGTAGCGAATAAGGACTGTGTATTACGATTTAATGTTGACAGCCTTACATACATAAAGCACAGGGTTGGAGAAAGAATTGTAATGAATAATTAAAATCAACTTAAATAAGTAAAAATAATGAGAATAAACAACGGCTGCAAAAGCCAAAACGACAATGAGATGCAAAGAACAGGTTTTAGCATGAATGCAAATGACTTGACAGAAAGAGGAAAGCTCGTCCATTTCCCATACAAAACCGCTGATGCAAAAGTGGAAATTGAAATTACTGGCAAAGCCATCAATATTCAAGCAGGAAACGTGAGTGTCAAAATACCACGATCCAGCACACAAGCCGTGTGTAACAAAGGAAAAGGATATAATTCAGAAGTTGAATTAAAAGAAAATGGAGATAAAGTATGAACAGTCGTGTTTTCTTTGACAAAGTTGCTTTGATGCGACGATTACAACAAGAATACTTCAAGACTCGAAGCAAAACTGTACTTGAGCAGTGTAAGGCTGTAGAGAAAGAAGTAGATGTAGAGATAAAGCGTGTAAATGCTATTCTTGGAAATCAACCAATTGAAAAAAGTTTATTTAGGTGAATAACTATGATAGCGAAAATTAAAGAACTTGAAATTGGCAATGAGTATTACAGAAAGATTTTAGAACATAACCAAATAGAAATAAAATTATGAAAACAACAGTAGAGGTACAAATAGATATTGAAGATGTTTATTCAGAATTAACATATAGCGAACAGCAGGAGTTTATAAAGTCCCATATAGATGATATAGGTGGCTTGGGAGATGTTGTGGAGCTATGTTTTGATAATGATTGCGAAGTGAAAGAGTTTGTTGAAGCTAATATTGATAAACTGTCTGATGAAGCATTGATAAATGAAATTAAAAAAAGAGAATTGGAGGTAAATTTATGAAAATGTTTACAGAGTTAAAACGAGTTTATTCGAATGGATATATGAATTATGTTCCAAAGTTCCAAGAGACTTTTCCTGAGTTAAAACATCTAACCAGAGAGGAATTAGCGGATAGGTTTAGCTCGCTTGGAATAGAGTTTTATACCACTGAAAGAAAACCTGTTCCAATACTTATCAGACTAACAATGCCATTTGCGTTTGTAACAGTTGCTATAATGGTGCTTTTTATGCCTTTGCATTATTTAATTACAGGTCGTTGGCATTATTGTTTGAAAGACAATTGCAAACTATTCAATTGGCTTAGTGCTATAGGTCTTTAGATAAGCATTGTAAATATAACAAGACTATGAGAGAACATTTATACTGGGAAGAAGGAATAAAACTGCTGTATGCCTATAGTGCCGTATTCAGTATTATTGGTACTGTAAAAGTATATTCTCATTTTGTAACGGACAGTGATGAAACAAGGAGAGTTGCGCTCAAATGGTACGGCATGAGTTTCCTGTTATTTACTGTTGCTTTCTGTTTATCAGTAATTTGTGATGCGTTTTTGAAATGAGTAAAAAGTATGAATAATCAACTTAAACATGTAACAAAATGGAAAAGAAATACAGACTATTAAAGAATGACACCATCACGGTAGACGGTAGAACTTTGCACCGAATAGAAGCATTGCGGGACTTTGCAGATGTAAAGAAAGGAGACAAGGGAGGTTATATCGAAAGCGAGGATAACTTATCTCATAAAGATAACTGCTGGGTATATGATGACGCTCGTGTGTTTGGCAAAGATCGGGTAACTGATAATACTTGGGTAGCTGACACCGCTCGAGTGTGTGGCAATGTTTGTGTATATGGCAAAGCTCGGGTATTTGGCGATGAGGAAATACATGAGGGAAAGGTTGCAAGTGGGGAATAATAAATAAGCGGAATGACAATGGCAAAGCGAGAGATACTGTTCCGTGGGTGGAACAAGAAGAACAAAAAGTGGATTTACGGCTACTACTTCGCATATCGTGGCTATCATTTTATATCGCCCGATGATAAAGTGAACCCTTTAGATACCTACGAGGACTATGTGATAGACGCTGATACGGTAGGTCAGTACACAGGACTGAAAGATGCAAAAGGGACGAAAATATTTGAGGGTGACATCTTAGGAGGTGACATCTTAGGAGGTGATGGCCGCACACACGTCATACAATACAATGAGGAAAACTCACGGTTTGAGGCTGCAAGAAAATTGTCTCCTGAACGCTCGCAACTAAGCTGGCTGTTTCAATTCGATATTAACCAAGACTGGATTGATGAGCATAAAAAGGTTGTCATAGGCAACGTTCACGAAAACCCATTACCTATTAAAACGGAATAACTATGACAAAAGAACGATACAACACCCTCGCAGCTGAACTTGAAAGACGGGGCTACAAAAAGTATATTCAATCATCCTATCTTGGTGAGGATTGGGGATATTTTAAGCATCCAAAAAAAAGGATAAATCGGACAATTCTCTTTTTCAGATTAAGTTCACAGTGCATGATTTTGAGAGAATGTTTTTTGATGAGGATGATACCTTTTCCGTGAATGTCCAAATTATGACCTCTCCTATTTCTGATAAAAAGAGATATTTATTTTTTGGATATGACGGTCAGTCCATTGATGATATAGAGAAAATAGCAGCATCATTCTACGAGTGGTGCGAGAATAATTTTAATAAGTGAATTAAAACAAAATGATATGAATAGAAAAGAACTTGAAAAGAGGTATAATAACCTCGCAATCATTAAATGTTACGATGGTCGTGACGAAGTTCATGGCTATGTGTGCGAAGTATGCCACAAGGAAGTGTTTACCACCTGTGCAGACAAGGGTGTAACGCCATTTTGTATAAGTTGCGAGTGTGGTGGTACAATGACTCACTTGAAAACATATCGGAAAGATACGTTTCCAAAAGACATCAGGGTATTTGAATTTCGCAGACCTTCTTTCAAGACAATGCTAAAAGGTGGTGAAAGTATGATACAACACGTTTTGAATGGTGGTTTGGTTTTAGATAAGAATAAATAATATGAAAGCAAGAATAATAGAAACAGGAGAAGAAATAACGATTATAGGTATCAGTGAAGAATGGGGAACGGCTCAATATTATGGTAGCGATGGAATTTACCGTCAACGTACATTTAATGACAAAGAGATAGAATTTTTAGATACCAATCCGCCTATCAACTGGGAGCAACGCAGATACGAGATTGCGATAGACATAATGGCAGCGTCATTCAACCAGCCGATGGACGGTGTAAGCATTGCGTCATACGCCCATAATTGCGTACTGTGGGCAGACGCACTTATTGAGGAACTAAAAAAGACAAGCAAATGAAAAACATCATGTTTATTACGAAGAAGAAAATCAGAAAGGAAATCTACAGACGATACAATGACAGCTCTGTGGAAATAATCGAGATGGCATATAAGTGGATTTCAGATGCTCCATTTTGGCAATGGAACACCCGATTATGGTGCGTTTGCAATGTGATTTGGGCAAATACGGACGCTTTAAACCGAGCCTATGATTTTATCTCTAAGGGTGTTCTATCAAAAGGGTTACGGCAAGAACAGGATAGCGAGCTTCTTGTCCGAATGGTTGATGCTCAAATGAAGTAGAGATAATTTGTTTTATTATCCAGCCTTTATCGTTAATATCCTTTGTGATACTGTCAAGGTTGAGATAATACTGGTCAACTGCCTGAAAGCGCTTTGCAATAGTAATTACTTTCTGTTGCATAAGTTTGAAAATTTAAAAATTAGACACCACAAAGATAGTAAATAATTTAGGATAGGCGCACCACTTACAAGATAATTTAGAAATTAGACACTTTTATTTATCTGTGCGTCCTGTCCTTTTAACTATAATCAAATGAAGAAGATAATGTTTAACGACAAACAACGATGAACCAACTGAAATTAAAGGACATACCGAGCGATTTACTGGCAAAGATAGACGAACAATTCAACCAACATCCAAAGATAAGGCAGATGCGTATCAAGCAACAAATGCTGACAGCAAGGGGGATGATTGCGCAAGCCTTAGACATTGGTAAAGAGATAGAGGAATTGCAGATAACTTTAATGTAAGTAACTCTTAGTGAAACTTAATAGGTTCCTATGCATTAATCAAGGTTCCTTTGTATCACATTCAATTATATCGTCTTTTATAATAGAGCCATATCCAAACAATATGTACTCTGGACAAACGTTAAAATCGCTGACAATATATGCTATATATTCAACTTTCAAGACTCTTTTTTCAGGTTCGTCACGTATCGTGCACAAATTCCAGTAATTTATATTATGCATTTTTGCAAAAGTATTTAGGCCACGTATCTGTCTTGTAGCAATTAGGTAGTCAATAGCAATGAAAAAACGTTTAGTTATTGCTATAGCTTCAGGTGAATTTGTACGCATTTTCTGTTATCGGTTTTTATATCCTATTGTCATAGTACTTTAGCATGACATATATGAAGTAATAAAGATTAAAGTAAATTATTACTATATTCTTTTGTAACGCATCCAAGAACAAGATCAATATGTCTTATGGATTTTTTAGGTATTCGAATAGGTGAATGAACCAATGTTCCATCAGGATATGTTTCTTTGTTTGAACTATATGCTATTATATAGTCATCGCCACCATCTTGAAGTCTTTTTGTTATTCTGAACTCAGTGGTTTCTATGCAATAATTCCTACCCCATACAAGAAGACTTACGTCATGAACTCTTTTTAGAGCAAGAATTGAACCGCTTGGATATTCAACCATGCTATCTCCATAATGACGTATTGCAGACGTAGCCTCCTTGAACCAGTCTCCAGTATCAATATAGTCAGAAGCAATTGACGTTTCTAATCCAGCTACGAGCTCGTTTGTTCCGCCTATTGTACTAACGTCATCATAGAAAGGGATTTTCCTTTTACCTGAAACCACAAGATTTTTATTTGTTATAGGCGTATTATCTGTTATAGTTCTATGATCATTATCAGATGTATTTGTTGTGTAATTTTTGTTCAGCATTTCTCCCTGTCCTTTAATTAACCATTTCATGTTAAGTTCGGGATAATATTTAGATATTAAGTTTTTAGAACTATTGCGCATCCGTTCATTAGTTTTTTGAGAGAATCCATTTCCAAGACCTGTTGTTTTCTCAAATTCTGCTGTACTAATACCAAGATATACAATAAACTCGTTTAGTCTTTTTTGTACATCATTCATTTCTGTGTTTTTTTGTGACTCATCCATGCATTAAAAAATATTAAAATGACGATAATTCTTAGAGTAATCTATGATTATTCTAACTTTATTTATTACCTTTGCATCAACATATTAAACATAACAATGCAAATATAATAAAAGTATTTCAATAAATTTTAAGTATGAAAAAAAATGAACAAAAAATGACCCTACGGGACTATTATGAAAGTCTTCCAGACGCATCCTGTCCAAAGACAGATTTCATTAATAAGGTTGCGTCCAAAACTGGCGTAACATCTTCTACGGTTAGGAATTGGATTTTCTATGGAATGAAACCAGCAAATGAAAATCATATCATGGTCTTGACGGATATTACAGGAATACCAAGAAATGAGTTATGGGAGGATTAGAGTTTTATATTTTTGAGGGTGAACTTTGGTGCAAATATGATAATGGTAAAAACCAAGTCGTAGATGAAAACCAAACAGAACTTATCAAGTCTATATTATGTGATATTAGAGAATGTTATCCTGTCGCATACAAAGCTCTTATAAGTGAGTATCAGAATAGTTCACTGAATGTACCATATTTTCAGTATTTAATAGTAAGGAGATTTTGTAAATGCAATTTCGGAAAGTTGGACGGAACAAAATCTGATATAGATAGATCGGGTAGATTTAACTTTGAGAAGGTAGAATGCCCACTACGTGGCGAATGTAAATTTGAAGGAATAATCTGTTGTCCAAAGTTCAATTCAAAGCTATCTGATGCAGAACTTAGGGTCATGAAGCTTATCTATCAAGGGGCAAGTAAAGACGAAGTTGCGGAACAGCTTTATATTTCACCAAACACAGTAAAGAATCACATTAAGTCGGTTTATCTAAAATTAGGAATACACGAAAAATCTGAATTTATCAGATATGCAGAAAGTAATAATTTGTTTAACAATTTAACACACTAAGAGCAATGACAAGTTTGTTTAAGAAGCCTTCGGAGTTGGCTATTAACTCCACAATTAAAGTGTTAGTTTACGGTGCCCCTGGCATGGGAAAAAGTACACTCGGTCTTTCAGCACCAAGTCCTGTATTGTTGGATTTTGATGGCGGAGTTCAGAGAGTAAATGGAGCTTTCCAAGTACCAACTTTGCAAGTTGAAAAATGGGACGATGTTATCGCTGCCCTCAACGAGGATTTGTCCGAATATAAGACAATCGTCATAGACACAGCAGGCAAGGCTCTTGACTTTATGTCAGCTTACATCATCAAGAACGAACCCAAATTGGCAAAGCGTGATGGCAGTCTTTCACTTCAAGGATTTGGAGCAAGAAAGAATATGTTTATCAACTTCTTGAAACAGGTTAGTATGATGGGGAAAAATCTTGTCTTTATTGCTCATGAGCGAGAGGATAAGGACGGAGATCAGAAAATCGTTAGACCTGAAATGGGAGGAAGCTCTGTCGGTGACCTTATTAAAGAATTGGATTTGGTAGGGTACATGCAGGCTTATGGTCAAAAACGCTATGTTTATTGGGGAGTGAACGAGAAAGCGTACACCAAGAATACTTGTAATCTACCTAATGCTATGGAGGTGCCTACAATCATCAATGAGAAAGGTACTGTTACAGGCGAAAATAAATTCCTTTCAAATATTTTTACGAGTTACCACACTTATTTGAAGAACGAGCGTGAAACACGTAAGGAGTATGATGAGCTGATAGATGCAGCAAAGGAAGATGTTGAAGCTATTGTAGATGCAAGTACAGCGAATGACTTCTGTAAGGCCTTTTCTGATACCAAACAGATTTGGGACAGTAAGCTTAAAATCGGTATGCTTGTCAAGGAAAAGTGTGACAAGTTGGGATTAAAGTTTGACAAAAAAAACAAGAAGTATGCTTAAATATAGATTTTATCCTACTTTGCTTGACCGCTTTCAGTCGTATTTAGACACGCAGGTAGAGGATTACTTCTATCAAGATGAGCAAGGTAAATGGCATAAGAATTACAACGAATCAGATGAAACGCTCCACTTCTCTCAAGAAGAAGTGGATGCGCTTCTTAAACAGGAGTTGTTAGATGCTATTAACCGAGTACCACATGAGCCGTCAGAAGCTGCAAGCAAAGGGACTGCTCTGAACGAAGTTGTAGATTGCCTTATCCATAATCGCAATAGTGATAATGAAAATGTAAAAATTTGCACAGCTGGATTTAATGGTATTAATGCAATTAAAGCTACATGTGACGGTTTTGAATTTTTGTTTGATATACCTTTTTGCAAATCTATTGCCGAGTATTTCAAAGGATCGTTGAGTCAAGTTTTCACGTCAGCAACACTCAACACAAAGTACGGTGAAGTTGAATTATACGGCTATATAGATGAGTTGAGAGAAAACAAGGTTTATGATCTGAAAACTACTTCTCGCTATGAGTTTGGTAAATATGCTAAATATTGGCAAAGACACGCATACCCTTATACCCTCATAGAAAGTGGGATGTGTACCGATGTGACTTCATTTGAGTTTACCGCATACGCTTTGAAGGGCGGAACAAGTAGAACACCATTAATTACAGGAGTTCAGTACCCCGAGGTTTACCAGTATGATCACGAACAAAGTAAAGTCATGCTGAAAGACATTTGCGAACGTTTTTGCGAGTTCCTTGAAGAGAATAGAAATTTGATAATAAATAAGAAAATTTTTAACGAATAATAATCATGGCAAACCAAATTAGCGGAAAAGTATTGATTATAGATGATGCTATTTCTATTCCCACTCGGAGTGGAAATACGTTCACCAAGCGTCAGATAGTCCTTGACGTATCGCACTACGATTCAATGACAGGTCAAAAGTTTGAGAATTATCCAGCATTTGACTTCGTAGGAAATAGAGTCAATGAATTGGATAATTTCAAGGTTGGGGATTTAGTAACAATTTCCTTTGCTTTGAATGGAAGACCATTTGAAAAAGATGGCAAGACTACTTATTTTACGTCAGTAAACGGATATAAGATAGAACCTTATCAGCGTCCAAACGGCAGTTATCAGCAGTCTAACGTAAGCCAAGACAACAATTCTACACCACTAAGCACACAGCAGACTACAAGTGGACAAAATGAACAACCATTTCCACCGAAAGTTGATGATAGTGGTGCTCCAAAAAATGAAGATGATTTACCTTTTTAATACATGAAAGAAGAAAGAATAACACAGAAAATTGTCGTGCTCCAACATCTGAAAAGATTTGGTAGTATAGAGCCACTTACAGCGTTACGAGAGTATGGAATTTACCGTTTGGGAGCCAGAATAGCCGACCTTAGAAGTGAGGGCTATCACATCATCACAGAAACAAAAGCGTCAGTTAGCCGTATCACTGGCAGATCTGTGCATTTCGCAAACTACAAACTTGTAGGCAATGGCTCTGTATAATCTTTCGAATGAATATGACTTGCAGAACTTCAAGGAGAAGTGCAACGAAATGGTGCGTAAGAAAGCATACGTTGAGTTGAAGAACAAGCTCACTACTCGTTCGCTTGTCCAGAACTCATATTGCCACGTATTGTTGGGTTATTTCGGTTCAGAGTTTGGAATGACCATAGAGCAAGTGAAATATGACTTCTTTAAGAGGAAATGTAACAAGGATATATTCGAGAGAACAAGAACGAACAAGCGAGGGCAGCAGGTAACCTACATCAGAAGTACAACTGAACTCGATAAAGGAGAAATGACAACCGCTATCGAAAGGTTTAGAAATTTTAGTGCATCAGAATGTGGTTTATACTTGCCCAGTCCACACGAGTCAGAAATGCTGTTTTATGCACAGCAGCAGATAGAAAGTAATAAAGAATTTTTATAAATCAAAATTAGATTATGTTAGCAGATTTAAAAGAGTATCGTCCAGCAAAGATTGATTTTGTATTGGACGACAAAGCGAAAGACACATTCAAAGATGTAATGGTGATCTGCAAAGGTGCCAAGTCCTCAAAAGAACCGTTAAAGGTTTTCAAGGAAAAGTTTAATTGCCTATTCCCTGAGGGAGAATTGGCGACCCGTCAGTATGATGCCCACGAAATTGCTATGATTCGTGAGGAGTATTGCCTGAAAGAAGAAAACGATGTTCCAAAGCGCAAGCAAGAGTTGCAGGAAACCCTCGAAGCTGTCAAGGCGATGAAGAAAGCAGCAGAGGAAGCCTATAACTCTATTTTGCTCGAAATTGCAGACTTGGCAGCAAGAGTTAAGCATGGAACTACGGATTTCAAGCTATCATCAACTGAAACAGTGAGAATTGCGCTAAATGGATATTTCCTCTTCTATTCATGGGTAGATGGAGAGATGAAACTTGTTAAAACTCAGAAGATACCAGATTGGGATCGTAACGGATTGTGGTCACAGGAAGATGTTAACAGAGAAGCAATGAAGGAGCTGTTCGAAGTTGAATTTCCTGAGGTAGAAAAGCCTGCTATGGATGAAAGTGAAATACAGGAAGAGGATGATGATTTGCCATTTGGCAATGAAGATTAAGTAATACCAGAGGGGGTCTTTATTTCGTTTATCCCCTCTCTTTTTACACAAAGAGCAATGAAATATATACTTCGTGACTATCAGAAACAAGCGTCAGATGCAGCCGTAAAATCTTTTAAGAGTTCAAAGAAGATAAATGGACTGATTATCGTTTCAACAGGTGGAGGAAAATCATTGATAATAGCAGATATAGCATCAAGGCTTGATTCTCCGCTATTGGTTTTTCAACCAAGTAAAGAAATATTACAACAAAACTTTGCGAAGTTACAAAGTTACGGAATACTCGACTGCGGTTGTTATTCTGCATCTGTTGGAAGTAAAGATATTAACAGAATCACATTTGCTACTATAGGTAGTGTAATGAACCACATGGAAGACTTCAAGCATTTTAAGTACGTTCTTGTTGATGAAGCCCATGTTATTAACAGTAAGGGAGGTATGTATGAGAAATTCATTAATGCTGAGGAAAGGCATGTTATTGGGCTTACTGCAACGCCATATCGTCTCAGTTCTTACATGGCCGGTTCCATGTTGAAATTTCTTACTCGTACACGACCACGAATATTTAGTGAAGTCTTGTACGTATGTCAGACATCTGACTTGCTTGCAAAAGGATTTTTGGCAGACTTAAAGTATTATGACCTAACAGCAATTAATCTTGATAATGTTAGAAGTAATTCTACAGGAGCAGACTATGATGAAAAATCATTGAAAATGGAATATGAGAGAAGTGGTTTCTTTGACAAACTCACAACTACCACTTTGCGAGTTTTGAAACCCAAAAGCGGAGTTCCACGTAAAGGTATTTTGGTTTTCACTCGATTTGTAGAAGAAGCTGAAAACCTTGTTAGGAAGCTGAGGTCTATCAATATTCCAGCAGAAGTTGTTACTGGTAACACATCTAAGTCAGACCGTGAATGGATGCTTGAGAAATTTAAGAGTGGAGAGATAAAGGTTATAGCCAATGCGCAGGTTTTAACTACTGGCTTCGATTATCCAGAGCTTGATACTGTGATTATGGCACGTCCTACAAAATCCCTCGCACTCTATTACCAGTGTGTAGGTCGTGCAATTCGTCCATTCAAAGGTAAAGATGGGTGGATTATTGATCTGTGTGGAAACTACAGGCGCTTCGGTAAGGTATCTGATTTGAAGATAGATGTTGAGAAACCAAACTCTCAACTTTGGTGTGTGAAAAGTAATGGGAAAATATTAACTAATAGAATGTTTTAAGATGAGAGATTTTTTAGACCTGTTTCAGATGATTGCCGAGTGTGAAAGAAAAAGTCGTAGTGCGTCTGCATCTTTCCAAAAGGGAGCCCAAATGCCAGTGTTTCCAGACGAAATCGACCTATACAACTTTTTTGAAAGGTTTGATAGTCATGCAATAGGAAAATATCATGATTTCTATGCTAAATATGTAGCAGGAAGAGATTTGCTTGCAGTGTTCAATATCGTTGATTATTTGAAAGAGCGACCAAATTTTGTCAATATCACATATTGGCTTGGTGAGCATCGATACTATGCTATAAGATTCAAGAAACGTGGCGTATTCCTCGTGAGCGAGAAAAAATACAAAGAATTGAAAACAAGGAAAGGGTGTACAGTATGATAGACGTCTTGATATATGTGGCGCTGCTTTCGTCAATGGTGTTCTTGACTGTTTCTCTTAGCTTTAATTGGGAACATTGCTCAAAGGATTTACAAATCATTTGTGTCGTTTTATTGCTTTTAGGAATGGTTCTCCTTGGCTTGAAATTATCGTTATTATGCTGAAAGAGTTTAACTGCGAAATATATCCGCGTAAGCTATGGGTTGCGACAAGCTTTGAGGATGTAAAGGATAAGTTCGTCTGTCATAAGAACGATGAAAAACCAATAGAAAAGTACGAAGACGGCAATGCCTATACATACCAATGTGTTATGCACAAGAAAAGTAAGAAATATGGCACGCTGATACTATTCGTTTTTGAAGGAGAAGTGCTCGGTAGCGATATTGTAAAGCGTATTGCTCACGAAAGCCTACATGCGGTGAATTCTATTTTTAATGAGTTAGGTATTGAATATGACTTATCTAACGATGAACACGCAGCCTATATGGTAGGTTGGGTAGCCAAGTGTTGTTGGAAAGTTTTACAGAATGAAATATATAAAGAAAATGATGAAAGTAAAGATTAAGAAGTTAGTAGAAGATGCTGTTATCCCCCGTTATGCAAAAAACGGTGACGCTGGGCTTGATCTCACGGCAACGAGTATCGAACAAAAAGGAGAGAAGATAATCTACCATTGTGGTCTTGCCTTTGAGATACCAGAAGGCTATTTTGGATTGGTTTTTCCCCGAAGCAGCAATGCGAAAAAAGACTTGCTTTTAACGAACTCTGTTGGTATTATTGACAGCGGATATAGAGGTGAGATTACAGCTGTTTTTCAGAAGACCCGTTTGTTACATACTGATTTGTATAATGTTGGCGACCGATTTGCTCAACTAATTATTTTGCCTTATCCTAAAATAGAATTTGAGGAAGTGGAAGTATTGTCAAAAACCGAAAGAGGAATTGGAGGATATGGGAGCAGTGGAAAATAGAAGATCGATATGTTATTTGTCTGGCCCAATCAGTGGAAAAGACTTAATTGAGAGAAGAAAGACCTTCATGTCTGCCAAAATGATGCTTGAAGCTGCTGGATATAATGTTGTTAATCCTATGGAAAATGAGCTACCAAAAGAATCCACCACTGCTCAACACATGAAGCGAGATATTCAGTTGCTGACTGAATGTGATACTGTTTTTATGATGGATGGGTGGAACCACTCACAGGGATGCTATACGGAGTTCATGGTCGCTACAGCAATAGGGTGTGAAATCATTTTTGAGAGCAAAATGAGTAATATAAAATTAGGAGAAAACAAGCGATTTAAGACGATATTTTTATGACAAACAAATACTACTTCAAAAAGAATACAAAAGACGCTCACAGCGAAGAAAAAGCACATAGAAAGAGACCTACACGAAGCAAACCTAATCTTACAAAAAAACTTGATAAGGTATTCTCAGCATATATTCGTTTGCGAGATGCTATGCCAAGTGGATATTTTAGGTGTATTTCGTGCGGTCAGATAAAACCGTTCGAGCAAGCTGATTGTGGACATTTCTTTAGCAGGAGGAATATGTCAGTTAGGTTTGATGAAGATAATTGCCATGCTGAATGTAAATTTTGTAACAGATTTAGCTCAGATCATCTTATTGCCTATCAAGCCAATTTGATTCGTAAAATAGGTATGCAGCGATTTGAGTTGCTGTCAGCAAAGTCGCACCAGTCAAAGCACTGGTCAGATTTTGAACTGGAGGCTATGATTAAGCACTACACAGCAGAAGTAAAAAGGCTTAGTTCGCTTAAAGGGATTAAAGTAAATATCTAAAAAATATTAAAACCAAGAGTTTCGTTAGGGTAATCTACGAATAATCTAATTTAATTTACTATCTTTACAGGAGAATATAAGAATTACATATTTTTGGAGTAACGACCAAATGGAAATATAAAAAATAAAATCAACCCCCTAACGAGTAGGTCTGTTCGTTACTTTAGGACTGAAAGTTAGGGGTGTTGTTATTTTTAGGAGGTAAAAAAATATGAACCATTCATGTTATTTTGTAGTTCAATCTTGGATGATGACAGATTTGCATCTTAGTGGCATAAAACGAGACACTTATGCTTTATTGCATCGTTTCCCTGTCGACATTTTCACTGGTCCGACTAATGTTTATTTTTATCAGAAACATTATGCATTACCAAGAAAGAAATTATGTATAACATAGATTCTTTAATCAAAGACGGGTTGGTTAGTAAAATTGAATACAAGTATCACGGAAAACCGTGTATTCAATATTATACACGATGATTATGAAAGGAATACAATACTCGCTCACATTTCACTTTAGAGAAGTGATAGAATTAGGAATTGACGTAAATCTAACAGATTTGTGTATATTTGAATTTTTACGTTCGTTTGAAACAAAAAGTTACTGTCAAAAGGAAAAATTAGATGATGGCAAGATTTACTTTTGGGTTTCTCATGACTTAATAATGCAGCAATTACCTTTGTTAGGCATAAAGAGTAAAAGGAATATTATTGCTCATGTGAACAAACTTGTTGAATCAGGCTTATTGATTCGATATAAAAATACGCAAGGCGTAAGCAAGAGTTATTATAGATTTAGTTCCATCGCTGATAAAATTGATAACGGTCACCCCTCTGACGAAATCATCACACCCCCTCTGACGAAATCATCACACCCCTCTGACGAAATCATCACACCCCCTCTGACGAAATCATCACACAATAATATACAAGATATACAAGAACAAGAATATAATATATCTCCTAACGGAGGGTTAAGCGCAAGCGCTTTGGATTCAAAAGATGAGAAAAAAACTGTTCCAAAGACAAAGCCTAAGAAAGAGCAATCTATTGTAACCAAAGGACGAAAAATATTTGAATTGTACTTTGAAAAGAAAACGAGCGAAAAATATTACTGGAAAGCAGCAGATGGTGCTCAAATGAAGCGTTTGCTTAATCAACTAAAATTTTCACGTACAAATAAAGGAATGCCAGTGTCAGATGAAGACTTGCTTTATGCATTGCAAGTCTTTCTTGATAAGATAACAGACAATTGGATGCTATCAAATCTCTCTGTTCCTAATATCAGCTCAAAGTACAATGAATTAGTTGCCCAAGCAAAAAGGTCAAATGGCAAAATCGGTATATTCCTCCGAGATAATACAGACGAGAAATACCTAAATCAAAAGATAAAGCAATGGAAGTAAAAGATCAATCAGTATTCGCAGATGTTGAGAAAAAAGAAATTTTCAGCATAAAAATTGAAGATGCAAACGGTTTGTTAATGCGAGGTTTGAAATTCTTCACTGGTGAGGATGCCCAGTGGGCGCCAGAGTATGACGAAATATCCGATTGGCTGACGGACAATAAACACAAAGGGCTGTTATGTTACGGTCAGTGCGGTCGTGGGAAATCGCTTATCTGCGAAAAGATAATGCCAAACATTTTCAGATACTACCTTCGCAAGAACTTAATTAAGTTCGATGGCTATGAGATAAACGACAAGCGCCAACTTCTACGAGATTGTGAGTGTTCCATACTTATTGACGACTTTGGGGTTGAGGATGTGGGAAAGATTTACGGTGAAACGCACAACGTGTTTGAGGAGGTAGTAAGCCTTGCCGAGAAACGTCATCAGATGCTACTTCTTACAACAAACCTCACGCTTGATGAAATATGCGATAAATACGGAGAAAGAACACTTGACCGACTTAGGTATCTTACTCGTCCAGTTTTGTTTACAGGAGAAAGTTTCAGAAAATGACAAGAAGACAGGAGATAGAGAACATCATCATCGGAACACTACTGAATACATTTGATACGGATTGGTTCGCTGAATGTAGTTATTGTATTACGGCAGATATGTTTGAGGACAAAAGAAACGCAAACATTTATAATGTGATATGCGAATACAGGAAGACAGGTGATGCACCGATAACTCCATATCATCTAATCAAGTTTGACAAAAATTTGATTACGCTTGCAGAGCATATAATAGATTTGGCAACAAATTTTTATTTTCTTGTTAAAAAAGTTGAATATAATGAAACGGTATGGCGTTACAGATTGATTAACGGAAAACGATACAGGTACACAGATGTAAAGTTCTCTGACTACGTTTCCAAGTTCATTGAAATAGTCATCAAAGAACGTAAAACACAAAATAAAGCTATTTAAGGAGGTTTTTAATAAATGATAGTACAATTTACCAAAAGAATATAATAAAGCTACCACTGACATAAAAAGCGTAAAAATAGAATCTAACGATAAAAGATATAAAGAGCAATGAAAGAGAAAGAAAAAGTAAAGATTATTGGAGAAGCACAAGTTCAACCGCATGATGATAATACAGAAATTGCAGTGTTGGCAACTTTGATGCGTTACAATGAAAAGTATAGCGAGTATAGTGATATGCTTACTGAGGAAATGTTCTACCAAGACAAAAACAAGGCTATATATCAATGCATAGCTGGTGTTATTAGGGAGAATAAAGTGTCTGATGTAAAAGCTTTATTTGATTACGCAAAAACACACGAAATAGCTTATCCTTTAGATGAGTTAAGTTTTTTGGATATAGTCAAGTTCGTTAGTATTGAAACACTTGACCAGGATATTTCACGATTGCGCAGAATGTGGAAACAAAGGAAACTTTGGGTAGAATTTCAATTAGCTTCACAAAAAGTCCTTGATCCTATGGAGGATTTCGATGAGGTCGTTAATGATGCTATAAACAGACTTGGAGAAATACAGAACGACATGGCATATAATGGTATATATTCCTTTGATGAGTCTGTTGATGAGCTTAAAGAAATAGTTAACGATAACGCCAAGGGAAAGCGGAAAAGCCTCGAAACTGGTTTTAAGTTGTTTGATGAGCATTTTCTATTAAGACCTACGACATTGACAGTTATAGCAGCGTTTACTGGAGTTGGAAAATCATCTATAGCTATGAATATAGCCATGAATACTGCAAATCTTGGTAATGGTGTAGCTTACTATTCGCTCGAAATGGGAAAGTCAGAATTGGCAGCAAGGGCTATCAGTGGAAAGGCTGGAATTAGCTCAAGTGTTATAGTAAACTGCAAACTCGAAGAATATCAATTACAGCAGTTTGATAGAGCCGTAGGAGAAACAGGAGGACTTCCAATTTATATTGATGAAAGAGCAACCGTTTCTTTTGACAACACGATAAAGTCTATTCGAACTCTTGTACGAACAAAAAATATAAAGTTAGCAGTGATAGACTACTTGCAGATTTATTCACAGGTTGGTAATAGCGTAGAAGCAAGTTTGGCTTACATGGCTCGATCGGCTAAAAACATAGCAAAGGAATGTGGTATAGCAGTTATTCTACTTTCGCAGTTATCGAGAGGTAGTAGTCATCCGTCTATTAACCAGTTACGTGGGTCAGGGCAGATAGAGGAAAGTGCTGATAACATCGTTTTAATAGACCGCCCAGAGGCATATCCAAACAACAGTATAAGATACGAGGGTGATTTCAGTGACCAAGACACACACGGAACTGCAAAACTAATCCTTGCAAAGGGACGTGGTGTAGGAACTGGCAATGCGCTTGTTGGCTTTGACGGTAGGTTTACACAGTTTTACGAGTTAAACAACAAACCGCAGGTAGATGATAATACACCATTCTGATGAGAGAAGTAAAATCTATAGGTGATGTAATTTTAGAAATTGGCACCAGTAAGGAATATGAAAAAAGTGCTATAGCACAATGGCTAAAAAGTAAAAATAAAAACTCGTGATGTGTTGATTATCAATGAATTATATTTGTTAATAACGAAAATATTTACTACTTTTACAACATAAAATAACACATAAAAGAGCAATAAAATTATGGAAAGATTAAGTATTAAAGATGTACCTTCGGATATGCTACGGCAAATTCGAAATCAATTTGAGTCTGATGTACAAATTAGGCAGTTAAGAATCAAACAAAACTTACTTCAGCGTACAGGAAATTTTGCTAAAGCTATGGAGTTAGGAAAGACTATTGAAAGCTTGTATGAAAAAGTAATTGATAGCTATATAGAAGAAACGATAAAAGAATCTGACAAATTCTCACTGGAAGAAGCAGGCATACCAGTAAACGATATTAAGAAAGTAAATGAGTATGCTGTAACTATGTTTATGGCTTGCGATATTATACAGTCATGTATCATTGACATAAATGATTTATTACACAAAACGGACAAAGATTTGCATTATGAGCAATTTGATGATATTAAGCAAATTAGTGAAATGGTAAAATCTAAGTTAGATTTTTTGCAAAATAATTCAACCTATATGAATAATGTTTTTTGGGGAGATAAATGCGATGATATGTATTCTATGATGCTGAATAAAGCAAAGGCAATTATACGAAAGCGTAATAATGATAAAAGTTGGAATGTTGAATTTGATAAAATGAAAGGAGAATAAAAATGAGTTACAGGTATAGTAAAAACTTCAATTCTAATTATCCATTGATGTCTCAGAGCGAGTTAAAAAACGCACCATGGAATGAAGTTAGTATTCCTGCCATAGAACGTGATTGTGAAGTAACCGAAACTATTTCCAAGAGGATTGCTCTGTCAACTACTGACTATTCTGTCGAGGAAGATTGGAATGATGAGTTTGGAAAATGCACATCCGTAGATACTTCTGAAACTGATTGGAATGAGGAATACAGCTGTAAGGAATACACAGTTTTAGAGCTTATCGATAAGTTGAAAGCGTATGTTGAGGTAGATATTAAGAATACATCACCAAATACAGGCAAGGGTAGAGAACTGCAAAGGTTGCTCTCCGCTTGCAGTGGCTGGGAACAAGTTGAGTCAGAAGTAGAGGAATGTTAATCATGGGGTTTAGAATAAGTTTTGAAAGAGTGCCAAAAGGGTTTAAGCTAAGAAACTCTTTTAAGGACTGTAATGACTATGAACGTTATTATGATGAGTACAAAAAGGTGAGAGAATGTGTTAAGCATGACACTTGCACTGATATATTCCATGAGGTGTCAAACGAAAATAATAGGCTTTTCACGCAAATAGACGAGAATGAAGATACGGTTCTCGGAACGGTATCAAAAGAGCAGTTGTTTCAATGGATTGTGGAAATCAAGAAGAGGTTTATATCCTATTTGGAAACCATGCTCGGTGATGACGAGAAGAGTTTAATCCGAATGAAAGACTATGTTAATACGAAAAACGAGCGGTGGCATTATTCGTGGAACGGTGTTCCTTTATCTATGGAACTTAATCTCAAAGAAGAAACCGATATAGATAAAATGCTTGTGTCTGGAAGTTCTACTTATGAATATGAGATTTTCAATTTCATTTCCATCTATAAGAATTTTGATTTTGCGAGATACGAATTGATAATATATGGAGGATAGTGTTATGAAGGCATATATAAATAGTAATACTGCTGAATTAAGGGGTTGGCTGAAAGGCATTGGTTTACTTCCTATAGATTACCCAGAATGTGATAGGTATAATGGGTTGATTGTGCCATATCACATTCGGAAAGGTATGCCACATGAGGGAAAAGATGTCGTTATATTTTACCGAGACGGAGTTGTCTATGACACAGACGACGATGCGGAGGATTATTACTTCTGTGAATCAGAAGAAGAGTTTAAGGAGAAAGTGTTGGAATTAACAGGAAAATAGATTATGGCGCAGATAGCAACAACAAGAGAACAGAGCAAGAAGCTCCAAGAGTTAGGTGTTACAACAGATACCGCTGATATGTTTTATCCTTTAGGTTCATCATTTCCAGAGGTGTGCGATAACGAAGATAATTTGCAAGCTGATTGCCCAGCTTGGTCACTCGGAGCATTGATTAGGCTTCTGCCAGATGAAGTTAGGAATGAAAGATTTAGTGTCACATATTACCTGACAATTGATAAATACGGCATCTGGTATAGCAATCACATGGAAAATGAAGAAAACGAATATGAATGTTATGGAGACCTGTTTGAATGTTGCATAGAAATGATAGAGATGTTAAAGTTAAACTTTGTTTAACTGCCTGATATCTAGTAAGTTATGTTTGGTCAATTCAAATAAAATGACTATCTTTACAGTAGAAAATTAAAACAATAACAATTAAAAATTAAGAGCAATGAAAAAGTTTGAAGTATTTTTTTGGAGACAAAATCCTCAGTTAAGTAAAGGTGGCTATGAAACGAGTAGAGAGATTGAAGCAAGGTCTTTAGCTTCAGCTCAAAAGAAAGCTGATAAAATTGCTTCTAACTGCCCATACGGAAATTTGAGAATTCTAAGAATAGAAGAATGTTAAAAATTAAGAGCAATGAAAACATCAGAAGTTAATGAAAGTTTAATAGGAAAGCGAGTCTCTTGCGTGTTTACAGGTATGCAGACAACAGGGACGATAATAGGGATAGTACATGATTATGACAAATGGTCTCCGAATCGTCCACTCTGTAGTAAAGGAGTAAGAATAAAACTTGACTATCCTATCCAGTGGGGTGACGATGAATATGATGAAATAGAAACTACCTCAAGGGTTAGTGACGAATATGGAAGTCTGTCTAAGACACATTTAATAGATTAAAAATAAAAAGAGCAATGAAAAGAGTCGGAATTTTTACACTTGGGAGTTTGTTATTATCTCCATTTGTGATTTGTTTAGTTAGTAACAGCTTGCCTATTATTGTAGGAGGCTTTGTTTATCTCGGTTTACTTCTTCGTTTAACACCGAAAAGTTGGAGAAAACGATTTATGATAGTAAGCGCAAGATATTCTAAGTTGATAGGTTAAACAATTAAAAATAAGAGCAATGAAATACAGTCAACAAAACGAACAAGCCTACCAAGAAATTTATCAACCATTGTTCGATAAACTAAATAGCGGTAGATTTTTTCCTAACATTTCAGCAATAAGAAATAAAATAAAAGATTTGAACCGTCGTATGGATGTACTCAGTAATGGCGTGTTTTTCGCATCAAGCCTTAAAGAGGTAGAAATAGTCGAAGATAGGCTTGATGTCTTAAGAGGTCAGAAAAGAGCATATCAAGACATATTGGATTATGTAAACTGGAGAATTAATGAAACTAAATTAGCAAACAAATAAATCATACAACTATGGGAGAATATGCAAAAAGAAAGGCGGATGGTACAGATATAAAAATTGGAACCTGTAAGTCAATGTACTATTGTCGTTACGATCAAAGGAAAGAAGTGGAATATCCATATAATTCAGATAACTTTTATTGGAGAATACCAACACCAGACGAGGATGGCACTTTGCCTGGTGATTACGATTTTTCGCTTCTTACAAAAGATGGTTACATTCCTCGCAAGCTCGAACTCTATACATTCAAGTTTAGCGAAGAAGATATTGCAGGAATGAAACAGTCTGGCACCGTTCAACTGAAAGAACCACGGATGGGATTATTAGTGAATATTCACTGCCCACATGGGTTCCTTATGGAGCAGTTCAAACCTAATAAAGACGGAATAGTTTACTCTATGGGATACAATGGGCATCGAGATACATTGTATCTGAAAGGATTGAAGAATGAGCCAACAGAGTTGAAAGTACTTGTAGAGTGTTCATGCTGTGGTCAAATGTGGTCTTTCAGTTTTGGTGACATAGAGCCATTAATAAAGAGTCTTTGGTTAAAGCTAAGATTGCTTCATCAGATTTCAGATTATCACTATCAGCATAGTGAAGAACCATACACAGTAACAGTGTCAAGCAAGCAGTATTGCGGCAAGGAAGTGTCCATAAGTCAACCTAAAAAAGGCTGGTGGATCGTTAAGTCTGATGACGTAGTAGTATCGTCTGGAGATTGGGAAAAATGCAAGAATTATTTTATCAGCACGCTCCCTTATGTGAGTAATTTTGAAGGGCAAATTTTAAGCAGTAGAAACGAAGAATTATACAGTATTGCCTGCGAAGTAGATGAAATGAGAAGTCACATTAACAATATTTAGAGCAATGAAAGAATTTGAAGTAATAGTCACCGAGACACTGCAAAGGAAAGTAAAGGTGCAAGCATCCGATGAAAAAGGTGCAAGAGCGAAAGTATTTGATATGTACGACAACGAGGAAATTGTTTTGAGTGATAATGATTTTTGGGACTATTCAATAGAAGTGGTATGAAAGGAACAGATAATTTCAAGCGAACTATCCAAGATTACTTGGAAGTACGTGCAAAAACAGACGAGTTATTTGCTAAGTCTTATGCTAAACCGAATAAGAGTATAGACGAGTGTATTACCTATATTTTGAACGAAGTCAAAAGGAGCGGCTGCAACGGCTTTAATGATGATGAAATATTCGGAATGGCAGTTCACTACTATGACGAAGATAGTATTGATGCTGGTAAGAATATTAATTGTAGAATTGTCGTAAACCACACAATAGAACTCACAGAGAAAGAAAAACAAGAATTAAAAGATAAGGCTCGTAACGACTTCTATAATGAGCAACTAGCTAAGCAACGTGAGAGTTTGAAGCCTAAGAAAAAGGCTGAACCGAAAGTCGTAGAACCATCACTGTTCGACCTATGAAACCGAGAAATAAGATACAAAGGGAGGTAGTTGCCATTAGTGCAAAAATTCCTCCAATCACTGATAAGCAAAGAGAATGGGGTATAAATCATTCCTATACAGCAAAGGAGCGTACTTACGAAAAGACTATGTACAGATACTTTGTTATATCCTCTCGTGTCAAAAATTGGCAGGTATGCCGTTTCTTTCAGATACGAAAGCAAAGGCAACTCTATGAGGTGATAGAACCTGTCCGCTTATGGTTCAGTGCTGACGGACACATGGAGATAGAAGCAATGAATAGGTTTTGTATGAGTGGTATGCTGGATATTTGGTTAGTGGGTAGCGACTTATCATTGAAACCTGTTCCAGCATTATATAAGGATTACACACAGATGCTCCCTATATCAGTATCAAAGATAACGTCTGCACTACCTATACTAAAGCGAAACGGCTTAAAAGGAAGTTTCCATAATATGCAACCTCGTGATGTTATAGAGGGCTTATTGAAGAATAATATGTTTGAAACACTATGGAAATGTAAGCAATACTCATTACTTCACGCATTGGCTTATAATTGGGATAGAGACTACAATGATACTGACAAGATGGCTGCTGTCAAGATAGTTCTTCGTCACGGTTACAAGGTAACAGACGGCAGAATATGGCTTGATATGATAGATATGCTTCAACGTTCGCAAAAGGATATAAGAAATCCAAAGTTCCTTTGCCCGTATGACTTAGAAAAGGCTCACGATGAAGCAATGAATATGTACCACAAGTACGAAGAAAGGCAGAGGAAGATTGCAGAGCGCAAAAAGTTGCTCGAAGATAGGAAAGCTGCCAAGGAGTACGAGATAGCTCGTAAATGCTTTATGGGGTTTAAACTAACAGACGGCACTATTGTTATCCAAGTCCTGCCAACGGTCAATGCTGTTATGAAAGAGGGCGAAGTGATGCACCACTGCGTTTTTGCCGCTGGCTATTATAAGCGATTGGATAGCCTGTTATTAACGGCAAAGGTAAATGGCGAGCGTGCGGAAACTATTGAGGTTGATTTGAAACGCTACAAGTTGGTTCAATCACGTGGGGTGTGCAATCAAAATTCCAAGTATCACGATAAGATAGTGAACTTGGTAAATGAAAATATGAATATAATTAGAAAATTTAATCAAGTGGTATGAAAACAGAAATTACCGACGAAATATTGGCACTTGCCAATGAGTCTAAACGTTTAAGGAGTTTTATTAACGATAAACTTCCTAAGTTAAGAGAGAGGTGCAAAGACAGAAAAGACGGTCTTGATAAGCACCGTGATGGATTTGAACTTGACGAAGCAATACAGAGTTTTAATATAAAATTATCGTATCAGTCATTTTCGGGAAATTATGGTAGCAGTAGCGTTTATTCTGACTTCTGTCCAAATAATGAGATAATGGGTAAGTACTTTTTGAAGTATCTAAACAAGCATACTTCTGAAATCTTCAATGAAATGGCGGATATGATGATAGCTGATGCAAAGGTAAGGCAGGGTGAAGCCATTGAGGAGTTAAATAGTTTGAAAACAAAAATGGAAAAAATAATTGAATTATGAATACAACAGTAGAAGTAAAAGTATCAGTAGATATTGATGATGTTTACAATGAGTTGCATTGGGATGAAAAAGAAGAGTTTTTGAAAAGCCATATAGATGACTTAGGAGGACTTGGGGATATTTCAGAGCAATGCTTTGGTGATGAAGAGGTTGCTGAATTTGTCGAAGCTAATATTGATAAATTGTCTGATGAAGCATTGATAAATGAATTAAAAAATAGAGAATTGGAGGTGAATTTATGAATATGTTTACAGAGTTAAAACGAGTATATTCGCAAGGATATATGAATTATATTCCAAAGTTTCAAGAGACTTTTCCTGAGTTAAAAAATCTAACCAGAGAGGAATTAGCGGATAGGTTTAATTCGCTTGGAATAGAGTTTTATACCACCGAAAGAAAACCTGTTCCAATACTTATTAGGTTTACAATGCCTTTTGCGCTTGTAACATTTGCTATAATGGTGCTTTTCATGCCTTTGCATTATTTAATTACAGGTCGTTGGCATTATTGTTTGAAAGACAATTGCAAACTGATGAATTGGTTTGATGCTGTAGGATTTTAGTGTAAACTATAACAAACAATTAAAATTAGCATAAAAAACGGATAAAGATAAAGAACTTGAATTGAAAGTACAAATGTTTTGCGCTGCTGTTGGAGAAAAAGGCATAGATAGTTTTTATACGATGGCAAGTCTGGCTGATAACATTAACTCTGTTTTTGAAATAATGAAAAATCCCAAAAAGTTAAAAAATACTTAAAAACTAAGCGTTTATAATAAAAAGTATTTGTTATTCAAATAAAATTAGTAATTTTACATACAATAATAGGAACATGAAAATTTATACATCATACTTCGCTAACAGTAAAAAATTGCAACAAGCTGGTATCAAGGTAATCGGAATAGCCTTATATCCTCCAAGATGGTTCTACGGCATTTCGTTGAAACAGGTATCTCCGACTAAGAGTATTCTGTTTGCAAAAGATCAGACAGAAGAAGAATACATCAGACGTTACAAATCAGAAGTTCTTGCTCATCAGAATATGCATCAGTTCTTAAGAGCTGTTGAAGCGGTAAGTAACGGTAAAGATGTAGCTCTCTGTTGTTATGAGAAGCCAGAGGATTTTTGCCACAGACATGTTTTGGCAGAGTGGATAAAAGAAAAGACTGGAATAGAAATAAAAGAGTTTGGCTATGTTCCTAAAAAGGAGCCAGAGTATGTTCAAGGTAGTCTGTTCTAAGCTCATACGATATGGCAAAGCGGAAAGACGTTTGACAGTCGGACAGACGATAAAAGCGCAAGTAGCTCAATGGTTAGAGCGTTGTCCTTCCAAGACAAAGGTTGGTGGTTCGAATCCGTCCTTGCGCTCTTATTTTGCGGAGATAGCTCAGTTAGTAGAGCGTATCATTTCCATGGATAAGGTCGTGGGTGCAAATCCTGCTCTCCGCTCTTTTTAGTGAAAGGATTTTAGATGACAGGATTTGTTAGCGACATAAGAACAAGAACCTTTGGGATTGAGATTGAGATGTGTAATGTTGAGAGGTCCAAGGTTGAACTCCCTGAAGGATATTCATGGAGTAAAGAAGAGAATATCTTTAACACTGATGGGTCCTCTAACAGAAATTTTGGTGGAGAGGTTAATACACCACCATTACATCTTTGTACAAAAGATTTACATGAACTGAAAGACCTATATGAGTCAATGGTTAATGCTGGCGGCAAGCTAAAATGGAGCATCGACACTCACGTCCATATATACGCTGGCGATCTGTCCGTAGAACAGTTGAGGAAAGTATTTCTATTTTTCTATGTCTGTTATCCTTACTTTAAGAAATATGCACATATCTCAGATTGTGATGAATTGACATTTAACTGCCAGCCACTTCCTGCGGAGAAGTATTACAAAGGTGTTCTCAATGCAAAGACTTTTGATGACATACGAGAGTTGTTCACCAATCAGTCGAAGGAAGGCTTTATTAGACATGCGGTGAATATTTCTGCTTTGTTCAAAACTAAGACGATAGAATTTCGTATGTTTCATGCCACTGATGATTTTTATAAGGCAATGAATTGTGTATATTCAGCGTATCGCATTTTTTATTATGCCGTAAATCACGATTTGTCGGACTTCAAAAATATTTCATCATACAAAGATTTTAAGGCAGTTACTAAGCTAAAATACAATGTTCCAAAAGAACTTGTCCCTTTGCTCTATCAAGGTAATCCGTATAGTGCTATTGAGACATTTATGACAAATCCACTTCCTTACAACTCTAAGCAAGCTTCTGCATTGTATGAGGCTGTAAAAAAGAACGGTTATAAGGAAATAAGCATAGTCAATGGCTTTATGTATTACTACGAGTTATTCTTCTATGAGAAGTTGTGTGTTTCTATATATAGCCAAGACCCGTATTGCCACTTGTTATATCTGATAGCAAACGGATTTACTACACTAACATACAAGAATAAGCTCGCATGGTTGGAGTATTATAACGACAAGACGATTAAAAGGCAATTTTCTCTTGCTCTCTATGCTGCAAGTTTGCAAAAGTTCTTTATGAGCAAAAGCGCAAGAAATCATGCTATCTTCGAGGCACTAAAAGTCAAGGCAAAGGAGTCTATTGAAAAAACAGAGAAAGCCAATGATAGGCTTCTTAGAATGCTCACAACGTGCGAATATCATGTAGGCACTCTGCAAGATGCGATTAACTGCAAACAGGTTATATTCTTCAACTACGGAAAGGATAAAAAACAGAAAAGGACATTCAAACTCATTCAAGAGAATAGTGATTTGGATATGGATTTCTCTGTTTCAAAGAATGAGTATTATGATTTGGTGGAAAGCCTTCCAAATGAGACATTCTTCTACTTCATCAGTAATAGTCCATTTTTGAGTAATATGTACAAGTTGGCTATGTTCAAAACTTCGGCAGGAGATAGGAGGTCTGCAGGCCGTTTCTTATATTGCAACAAGCCAAGTGCCACAAGTGAAGTTAGCACGTTTTATAAAGGAAATCATATCGAAGTAAATGAGATAGTTCCTCCAGACGACTTGGAAATAAATAATCCGAAAAATCTGAAAGTGGTAAGGGTTAGTCCAGATTACTTGTATTGCTTGCAGAAGAAATACATAAACAAGGTTGATATGGTAAGCAGGTGTACCTATGCTTTTGTGGTTATGTATGACAAATATACGCTCGGAGGTTTCGGATTTACGTTACCACAGCATAAGGGATATGATTTGTTTCAACTGACGGATTTCTGTACTAACAATGCTATACCGAGATTAAGCAAGTTGATTTTATTCTGCATACAGACTTCTGTTGTTCAGAAAGAGTTAAGTCGCAGAATGCACAAATTGGTAGAGAAAGTAATCTCTTGCGCTTATACACACAAGCCTGTAAGTATGAAATACAGAGGTGTCTATACGAAAGTAAAAGACCATTGTACTTCATCTTATCTTGCTTACGAGGGTATGTTGGGCAAGTTTTCCAACAATAAGGAAGTGATAGATAAATATCAAAGTTTATTGAAAAATGGACAGCGAAAATAGATGGAAATACGAAAAGGTTGATATTAGTCTTATAGATGAGGCTGATATGAACGCAAACGAAATGACTGGCGAGGATTTTGCTCAGTTATGCGACAATATAGATAAATCGGGGTTAAGCAGCGTTCCGTCTTGCTATAAGAAAGACAACGGACGCTTTGTGATGATCAGCGGGCATCACAGATTAAGGGCTTGCAAGAAATTGCACTACAAGACTATCGGTATTCTGTATTGTTTAGAAAGCGAGTTGAGTAAAGACGAGATTATAGCCATACAACTCTCTCACAACTCATTGCACGGTCATGATAATAGGAGTATCTTGAAAAAGTTGTTTGAGCAGATTCAGTCCGTAGATTTCAAGCAGTTTGCCCATGTGAATGTAGATGAGATTTCACCTGTTAGCACTGATGGTATAAGTATGTTTGCCTTGAAAGAGAATTTTGTTTTTACGGTTATCCTTTATCCCGATTCGTTTGAAAACTTAGAAGAGTTGTATGGTGATATTCGTGAGCAGGCAAGCAAGAGTGATACGCTAATACTAGCAAGTGAAAAGGAGAACGAGAAACTTCTTCTGACGTTGCAAACGGAGATTGGCAAGCAGTACGACATCAAGTCTCCAAGTATAACATTTGCAAAGTTGTTAGAATTGGCAAAGGAACGTTTAACTGAAATAAGGAAGAATGATAAGAATAATTGAAACAACAACAGACAAAGAGTCTTATGTGTCTAAGCGTAATACGTTATTCATAACAGAAGCTTTAGGTAAGGAAAATGTTCGGTTTCACAAATTGCAAAATCCAGATGATTTGTCAGAATTAGGTATAGACAACGATGATATTCTGATAGCAGAGACAAGAGATGGGTTTGTAAGGTATGCTATTTCTATGCTCGGTTGTAGGAATACCGTAGAATCTGATAGGACAATAGTTCTTACGCAGAATAAAGAGTATGTAAAACATGAGTTACAACGCTATGGTATTCTCTCACCTTGTAAGATTACAATAGAAGAAGTTAAGGATGGCTGCAAATATTTCGTGAAGCCTGTGTTCGGAGAAGATAGCAATTTTGTTGGTGTAGATTCTGTATGTCAGTCTAAAGAAGAAGCATGGAGGAAAGCAGATGAAATTCAAAAAGCAGGTTTTACCCCAATGATAGAAGAATTCATTGATGGTGAAGAATACACGGTTGCTCTTATAAGAAAAGAAGGTAAGATTGAAACCTATCCTATTAAGGTACATCTTTTCACACCTTGGAATATAATGACACATACAGCCAAGTTTTCAGAAGAGGAGATTTGCGAAGCTGTGAATGATGCAGAATTAGAAGATATAGCCAAGAAAGCATTTGAAGTTGTCGGTTGCAAGCATTATATGAGAATTGATTTCAGACGAGATTCGCAAGGAAGATACTATCTGATAGATTTCAATCTGTTTCCCGGTTTAGGTCCGACAGACCATTTTGCAAAATGTATTAATCTTCATTTGAATATAAGCTATCACGATATATTGACTAAGATTATAGAAACTGCAACAAAATAATGAGATAAGAAATGAAGAATAACATTACAATCGAAAAGATTGCAGAAGTTTACAAGAAGAAAGGATGCAACATCACGGCTGCTTGTGCAGCTCTGAATATAACAAGACAGACCTTCTATAATAGGAAATCAAAGTCTAAGAAGTTATGTGAAATGATTGAAGATGCTGACGAGTCTTTACTGGATTTTGCAGAATCTAAGCTTGTGGAGCATATTAATGATGGTGATGTAACTTCTTTAATATTCTTCTTAAAAACAAAGGGTAAGAAACGTGGATATGTAGAACGCTCTGAACATGACATAAATTCTAATGCGTTCCAAGAACTTATGGAATCTTTACCTATAGATGAAGATTGATGTAAACTGGCAGAAACGCTTTGAAATTTGGAGAAATGACTGGAACTTATTTTGTAAAGAAGTACTGCATGTAAATCTTGATAAAGAACAACAAGCTATTATAAGCGCAGTACAAACAAATAAAATGGTTGCAGTTGCAAGTGGGACGAGTCGTGGTAAGGATTTCGTAGCCGCATGTGCTGCTATGTGTTTTATGTATCTTACACCACGTTGGAATATAAATCATAGACTTATTCAAAACACGAAAATAGCGATGACAGCTCCAACAGGACGTCAGTGTATCAATATCATGATACCAGAAGTTGCTCGTCTTTTTAGAAATGCAAGTGTCTTACCTGGAAGAATGTTATCAGATGGAATCAGAACCAATAATGCCGAGTGGTTTCTAACAGCATTTAAGGCATCTGATGATAATACAGAAGCATGGTCAGGTTTTCATGCGGTAAATACAATGTTTGTTGTAACCGAGGCGTCAGGTGTAAGTGAAACAACGTTTAATGCAATAGAAGGTAACTTGCAAGGCAATTCTCGACTGTTGTTAGTATTCAACCCAAACGTTACCACTGGTTATGCAGCTAAAGCAATGAAATCTTCTCGTTTCAAGAAATTCAGGTTAAATTCCTTGAATGCTGAAAATGTTATAAAGAAAAAAAATGTTATACCAGGTCAAGTAGACTATGAATGGGTAAAAGATAAGGTGCATAATTGGTGCGAGCTTATTCAGAAGGAAGATTTCAATAACGGAGAAGGTGATTTCATGTTTGAAGACTCTTTCTATCGCCCAAATGACCTATTTCGCATAAAGGTTCTCGGGCTATTTCCTAAAGCATCTGAAGATACATTAATACCTTTTGAATGGTTAGAATTGGCACATGATAGATGGAAGAAATTGAATGCTGAGGATTTTGTGCCAAGAAAATATGCACGTGTTGGAATAGACGTAGCTGGCATGGGTAGAGATAGTAGCTGCTTTGTTCTTCGATATGGAAACTATGTGCCTGAAATAAAAATTCACCAGTCAGGCGGCAAGGCAGACCACATGAAGGTCGCTGGTGAAGCAGTACAATGGTTAGTTGAGAAGAATACAAAAGTGATGATAGATACAATTGGGGAAGGTGCTGGAGTATATTCCCGTCTATTAGAACTTGGTTATGATAATGCTTACTCCTGCAAATTTTCAGAAGGAACAAAGGGTTTGCATGATATAACTGGACAATATGAGTTTGCCAATATGCGAGCTTATTGCTACTGGGCAGTGAGAGATTGGCTTAACCCTAAGAACGGTTTTAACCCAGCATTGCCGCCATGTGATGAGCTGGATGCCGAATTAACAGAAGTGCATTGGTCATTCCAAAGTAGCGGAAGTATAATTATTGAACCAAAAGAGAATATAAAATCAAGGTTAAAGCGAAGTCCAGACAGGGCGGATGCACTCATATCTACATTTTATCCAAACACAAAAGATTATACAAATGATGCTTGGATATTACGTAATGTTTTGTAACTTTGTATCGAAATTGTCAGTTTTTCTGACTTTTTTATTGCTCTTAGTGTGTTAGTTCGTGAGAATTGACACACTTTTTTGTTTGCAAACTTTAACGCTAAAAATCGCATAGTACATTGATTTTCAATGAATTATATTTGGTACTTTCGTATATTTTCATTATCTTTACAGTAGAAAATTAAAACAATAACATCTAAAAATTAAGAGCAATGAAAAAGTTTAGAGTTACAACGGAGGTTAAAAATGGTAGATATTATTTTATCATTTCTGAAGTAAAAAGTGGTAAGGTGATTTCAAAAAGAAGTTGCGAAAATGCAAGTCATAAAAGAGATTTATTGTTTTCATCTATCATTAGGAAATATAGTCTTAAAGATACTTGTTTCGATTTTTAACAATATAGAACAATGGAATTCATAACAGTTTATCTTAATTCATCGGTAGCACATTCTGCAACAAACATTCCTGCAGTACGGTTCAACGACTTGAAACAGCTTGCAAAAAAAGAAACAGTTGAGATCGTGTTTTTCAAAGATTACTGCCGAGTGGTTGGCAAAAAGAGCCGTAAAGTAAAAGTTCCAAGGAAGATAACAGAATCTTCAGAGGAGCTTTTGAAATGGATTGAACAAAGAATTGTTACAGCATGGAAATAATATCAATTATCGAGGGTGCATACCTTTCAGGGTTTGAGCCGAGCGATGAGAACTTAACCGCCGAGCAACTGCTTGCTGAGGCACAGGAATATTTATTTCCAAGTTTAACCAAATAAACAGTTTTACAATCATGGGAAAAGATATGAAAGAATACACGGTATTCATTGATAACGCTGAAAGTTGTGATTGTTACGAGGATTTCGATATACAGGATGTTATAGAAGAGTTTAAGTCTAACGGCTTCAATGTTACAGAAGAAGCCATTATCCACAACTTCGAGGCTTGGAAATCAGATTACAAGAGCGGGTATAAGGACGAAAGTAACGGTTATTTCCTTTTTACTCCTTGCGGGTGTAACGCTCTTAGATTTAATGCAACAGAATTAATTAATGAAGATTGGCAAGAAACTTATGAAGCATAATATTATACCGATAACAGAAGAAGATATACTGAACAATAAGTCTTGCAAAGCAAATGAAAACTTTACGAGTGTAACTATAAAAAGACCAACGTTAAAGGAAGCTAAAGAAACTGATTATAGAACACTTTGTTTGCTTGTTGGGTCTCTTGGTCTAAAATTTAGACCTCTAAAAGGTTCTGTTGAGAACGCCAACTATTGGCTCAAGAATAAAACCAAAGAAGAATTGTTGGACTTGTTTAAGTATGAGTTTGTGTAATAAAACTGAAAAGGCGAAAAACTTATTGAAAGCAGGAAAATTTAAGGAAGCTTTATCTATAATAAAGGCATTTAGAATTGGATTCACGAAGGAAGAGAAAAGAAGTATTGAAATAGCTTATGAAAGTTTAAGTGGAAACGAGCAATTTTATAAGTCCATTGGTATTGATACAGATAAAGAGATTGAAAAAGTTAGCTTGTTGCTTACTCACAAATATCTATAAATAAAATTGTGTACTAAGAGTCTACCTTGTAGATATAAAATATTAGATTGAAAAGAAATTTTAGTTAAATATGTTTGTTATTCAAATATGTTTAACTATTTTTGTAGTAATAATCTAAAAGTTTGATGATATGGTAGATTTCAGTTCCATAGACTTTGATAGTACGAATATTTCTGAGACAATTTCCAAGCTAAAGGAAAAATCTGTAAATGTGCCAAAATGGGAAAAATTGTACAAAGACTACGAACCTTTGGAGCATTCTATTTTAACTGACACAACAACGTTGAAGGATAAAATTCGCAGTGATGGACAGGTAGATAAATCTTCTCGAATAGTTATTGGCTTAGAGAAACTCCATGTAAAGCGCATGGCAGAGTTTACATTTTCAATACCAGTAAAGCGAGTATATAGTAATATTGAGGATAATGAAACTCGTAAATCTATCTCAAAGGCTATAGAGGCTGTGTATAAAAATGTACGAATCAACAGTGAGAACCTTAAGCGTGCAGCCGCCTACTATGCGTCATGTGAGATATTCACGGTTTGGTACGCTGTCAAGAAGCCAAACACTCTCTACGGTTTTCCAAGTGAGTACAAATTAAAGTGCAAGACGTTTTCTCCGATGAACGGGGTTAAGCTATATCCACTGTTGAACGAAATGGATGATATGCTTGCGATGTCGTTTGAGTATACCAAGACAGTCAAAAATAAGGATGTTTCTTTCTTTGAGACGTACACAGAAAACAGACATTACGTTTGGAAGTGTGCGCAGAATGGGGACAAATGGGAACCAGTACTGATACAGGAGACTGAAGATGGAGAGTTAGCGAGTGGCGAGGAAATCGTATTAATGAAGATCCCTGGTGCATATGCATGGAGGGAAAGGCCTGTTTTTGACAGTCTATCTAAGATAAGGGAGGAAATTGAATATTCGCTATCTCGCAATTCAAATGTGATTGCGTACAACTCCGCTCCACTACTTAAAGTAATTGGTGGGATGAAAGGTCGGGAAGATAAAGGCGAAGCTCAGCGTATAGTGCGCTGTGAGTCCGGTGGTGATGTTGGGTATGTATCTTGGGCTCAATCTATAGAGGCGTTGAAATACCATGTAGATACAATGGAAAAGATGTATTGGATGCAAGCCCAGATACCAGACATATCATTTGATAACATGAAAGGCTTAGGAAATATCGGTTATGATGCTCGACAGACACTTCTCACTGATGCTCATCTAAAGATTGGTGAGGAGTCTGGTAACTGGATAGAATTCCTTGAAAGGGAATGTAATGTTATAAAGGCTTTCCTAAAAATTATGAACAGAAAATGGGAGAGTGAGATAGATAACGTAAATGTCGAACACATCATTACACCATATATTCAGAATGACGAATTGGCAGAAATAAACCGTAGGATGAAAGCAAATGGAAATAAGCCAATTGAGAGTCAACTTGAATCAATACAAAAGTACGGTGATAGTTCTGATCCAGCTGCAACATTGAAACAGATACAAGAAGAAGAAACGATAGAGGCCTCGCAAAGAGCATCTGCATTTAACTTAGATAACCAAGTATTATGACAATCGAGGAAGTAAAAGTAAAGAAAACGGAAATGGAACAGAAGATTTCGTCCGCAATGAAAGAATTTGAGGAGGGAACTGGTCTTGAAGTAGGTTCTATAGGCTTCTCTCGTTGCACTAAAAGCAAGGAGCTTGGAATAGTGGAAGATTATAATTATAATGTTGAAACGAATGTAAATTTATGAAACAGAAAATAGCAAAGTTGCTCGTTAGAATAGCAGGTAAATTGTGTCCAACATACGAAATAAAGCCAGACTATGAACCAAGAGAAATAGCCATTGCAGTTGCCATCACCAAGAAGAATATACGTCAATACAGAAGTTCTTGTAAAGGAAAAACCTCTTTCAGAAAAGCCGTTACTGACATGGTGCGTATTCAGAAAGGAAACAACCGTAGCCACATTTTTGAGTCTATCGAAGATAATGGTCTTATAGTAGATCGGGTATATAAGAAAGACGGAGAAAAGGTGGTTGAATCACGCTTAAAGGTGTATGTGCGCAAGAGTGAAGATTAAGAAGTCGCAAACTACAAATCATTGTAGAGAATGTGCTTTCTGTGAGATCGAAACAAAGTTCGTAACTCTTAGCTTGAAAGGAGAACCAACGCTTGGGAGATGTCCTCATTACACGAACAAAGAATACTGTGTGCTATTAAGCCAAAGAGCTTGTGGAATGTTTATAATGAAAGATGGGAAAGCCAAGACTTCATAACAAGAGAAAGGAATACAAGGAACTAAGTAAACGACTTGCAGGATACATGATGCAAGTCAGAACGATATATGACAGACTTAACGAAAGGGCAGCATCAATCGTTGAGTCTGTTGGCTATGATGGTGCTGTAGAATTTTCTTTTGCTGACTACCCTGAAACAAAGCGTGATTTGCAGTTATTGCAAAAGCAGTTTGTAGGTGATATGCAAAGCCTTATTTATTCTGGAACTTCCGCTGAATGGAAGAAAAGTAATCTACTTCAAGACCTTGTAGCTAACAAGGCATTGAAATATTATCGTGCACAGGTTGCTGGTAAGAAGTTTAAGCATTATTATCAAGCAAACAGCGACCAACTTAAAGCGTTTCAAAGAAGAACAGAAAGGGGATTGAATCTGTCGGAAAAATTATGGAATCAGTCGCAGGTTTACAAGGATTCGCTTGAAGCAACGATATCAACAGCCATAGAAAAGGGTATGAGTGCAGTAACATTGTCAAAGAGGATTAGTAAGTATCTTAATGATTGGTCGTCATTACAGGCTGATTATCAAGAGAAGTTTGGGAAAGCTACGAATTGTTATGATTGCGAGTATAGGTCTATCCGTTTAGCAAGGAACGAGATAAGTATGGCTTACAGGTCAGCAGAGCAAGCCAGATGGCAGCAGTTTGATTTCATTTTAGGATATAAGATAAAGTTGTCCGGCTCTCACCCTGCACGTGATATTTGTGATGATATGGTTGGTGATTACCCAAAAGAATTCAAGTTTGTTGGCTGGCACCCTAATTGTCTCTGCTATACGGTTCCGATAGTAATGAGCGAGGAAGAGTATTGGTCAGATAGTAGAGAAAACAGCCCTAATCTCGTAACTGCACCGCCAGAGAATTTTGGAAAATGGATGGATAAGGCTACAAATTTAGAACGAATAGGAAAGGCTTCCGAAAGAGGCACGCTCCCATATTGGCTAAGAGACAATGAAAAAATTAAGGATTGCTCATTGTTAATGTCAAAGGCAAGAAATGTTGGGAATGCTGTACAGGAGCAGGCAGAAATCATAGCAAAAAAATATGGCGGGGTTGTAACTCCTATTAATTACAAAGGATTTTCTTCAATGTATCGGAAATTAAACTCTGAGAAAGGAATGCTTGTATCTGATATAAAGGATAGTGTAAGGAATACTATTATAGTCGATAAAGAAAACATTGACAAAGTTGTTAAGGATTTGCAAGGCTTATCATCGTTTAGTAGATACAAGCAACAGATTCCAGAGAACTTCCGTGGATATAGTGGTAACATTATCAACTTGAAGATGCCTAATGGTATTCAAGCCGAGATACAGGTGAACACACCAAAGATGATTTACGCAAAGGAAACGGAAACAAATGCTCGTAGAATATTAGGTGATAAGATTTGGGAACAAATATCAAAGGAAACAGGAATGCTAGGAGGATTAGGGCATAAGTATTACGAAGAGATAAGGATTTTGGATGAAGAAAAAGATAGGGTAAAGATTGCAGAATTAACAAAACTTTCTAAGTCGTACTATGCACTTTTTAGGTGATTTCTTTGGTATTCTGGCAAAAAATCACTACCTTTACAATGTAAAATCAAATCACTATGGATTTAGTAAAATTATGCAACAAACTCGAAAAAGGTGCTGTTTACCTCAAAGATGACTACGAGGACATTGTTTTGAGAATTGTAGTTATAGATAAATCAACACACTGTTTTATAAAGCGTAGGGGACGTATCGAAGTTGAGGTTGATTCTACGGGCAAAGATATTTTTGAGTCTAAGATGTACGGTTACGAAATCAGTAAAGAAGAATATGATGAATTTCTATGAACTTCGAGAAAAGGCTATGCAGATTGCTGAAAAAGTGCATAAAAATCAAGTTGACAAGGGTGGCAAGCCGTATATCAACCACCCTGTTAGAGTTGAGCGAATGTGTTCCAGACAGGAAGATAGACTTGTCGCCCTGCTCCATGACACGGTAGAGGATGGAGATATAGCATCTGAATATTTACTCATGGTTGGCTTCCCACAAGAGATCGTAGATGCAGTTTTGTCTGTCTCTCGGAATAGAGGCGAAGACTATTTTGACTTCATTCATCGATGCAAATCAAATCCTATTGGGCGGAGAGTTAAGTTAGCTGACCTCAAAGATAATATGGATGTAACGAGGCTGAATGAACTTACGGATAAAGATATCGAAAGGTTAAAAAAGTACCATAAAGCATATAAGATTTTGGAAGAATAAGAAAGGCGGTTGTTACACCGCATTTTGTTATTTTCTGATTATGTCAACACCTAAGATTTTACTCAAGTCTTTGTCAAAGAATAGAATATAGGTGCATTTTTTGTCTACTTTAGTTGCCCTAAAACCAACGAAATCTTTTTTGAGTCCTGAAAGTTCATGCATAACATTAATATTTATTGCCATAGTTTTCAAATTATAAGCATTTTTTGCACGTTGTAAAAGAAGATCTCGTTGACTAATAGAAATCTTGTTTTTATTTGCTTCAAGTGTTGAGTCAATTCTCCACGACTCTTCTCTACCTAGGTTAATTATCCTATAAGCGTCTTTGTAACCAAAAACGCTATCTATCTTATCCACGGTTCCAATAGTTTTATATGTAGAAGAATTAGATATAACAACATTTGCCTTATCAACGACAGACCGTTCACATGCTGTAAAAAGTATAATAAAAAAAGCAAAAATAACAATTTTTCTCATATCATTATTTATTTGTGTTTGTTGTCCGATTTTTGTTTCCTTTCCACCTGTAATCTCATAGCCTCCCATAATTTATCCTTTAGATTGTATAGTTCATTTATACTTGAAAGTTCCACTTTCTCATAGTTTCCACTATGCTCCTTGTCTGGGAAAACAATATACTTTGAGTATTGTTTCAATGAAAACCTACATATCCACCAATATGGCTCTTTGGCATAGTATATTAAAAAGTACGACTTAAAGTCCTTGTAGTAAATATCCGAGATGTCGTATTTTTCTGAAAGGATTGCTTTTACGATTTCAAAAGCATCAAGCTCTTCTTGTGTAGTTACTATTTCGCTATCATCCAGTTCTGTTTTGTTGATGGCAAGCGTTTCTGTATCCTGTTCTTCATTCTTGATAGCCGAGTTCAGTCTATCTTGTATAATGTCATTTATCACGTTCGAAAAGGCATGCTTGACAAACGGAGTAAATTGATCTATCACAGATTGCCACACGCACCCCGAACACACTTGTTTTGCAAAATATTTAACGAAAGAAGGTGAAGGGTTTGTAATTTCATCTTGAACTATCGCTTTTATCTCTGTCATGTATTTCAGTTCATTGGCTGTACTAATAATCTCCTGTTCATTATAATATGCCCTATGGAACTTTTTAAGCTGCTCTATATCGTCATTTGATAAGTCCAACATACTCACTACAAGGAAAGGTTTTGTATCCATGATGTTTTGCTTGTCTATATCCGTGTAGAAACGCCACTCAATACCATTTGTCAGCACGCCAAAGCGTGACTTGCTTGCAACGAAGTATTTTTGAAGTTGAGTAGAGTGTAGATCCAAGACCTGTTTTGAATCCTTGCATTCTATTAGCATGATCGGCTCTCCGTCTTTCATAATTGTATAGTCTATCTTTTCTCCCTTGCTTTTGATGAGGTCACAGTCCATTTCAGGAACAACCTCGGTAGGGTCGAAAACATCATATCCGAGTGCGTTAATCATTGGTAGTATAAATGCTGTCTTGGTCGCTTCTTCCGTAGCCACCATTTCCTTTTGCTTAACTATCTTTTCAGATATCTGCATAATTGCGTCTTTGAAATCCATTACTCTTTGTATTTGGTTAGTAATACAAAGATAGCAAACAATTTGGAGTTTTATACAAATGTATTCAAAAAAACGTCTATATTTGGCTTGCTAATACATTATTTTTATTGTCGTTTTGTTTGCAAAATTTAACGCTAAAAATCGCATATTACGTTGATTTTCAATGGATTATATTTGGTGCTTTCGTATATTTTCATTATCTTTACAGTAGAAAATTAAAACAATAACAATTAAAATTAAGAGCAATGAAAGAGTCAGTAAAGAATGTATTAATTGAAAAATTTAATAGTGGGCTTACAAAAGTCGTAGAGAATACAGTAAAAGAAAATATAGGGGTAAACACGAAATTTCAAGTCAAAGTAGGACAAAACAAATGGTCAGGTTTTATTATAACTCTCATAGAAGATGGGAATGATGTATCAAAACAACTTACTGCTACCCCTCTGTTGTCTCACTTGTTCAGAAGTGGCAGCTTAAATGTCTCAGTTGAATATGAAGAGGAATTAGAAACAACTTTTTTCAGGTTACAAATATCATATAATCATAGAAACGGAGGATCAAACGGATATGAATTGTTAAGATTTTCTGTTGATAATTATAACCACATAGATTTTTATAAATAACAAGAGCAATGAATTTATTTACAGAAAACGCAGATTTCTATCCTACACCAACAGATGTTATCAACACGATGATGCTTGGTGAGGATATTTTAGAAAAGACAATATTGGAGCCGTCTACAGGTAGCGGAAATATTGTCAGTTGGTTGAAGGAAAATGGAGCCGGTGAGGTAATAGCTTGTGAGAAAGACAAAACGTTACAAAAACTTCTTGCAGGTAAATGCGAGCTTATCGCTGATGATTTTCTTTCCGTTACGTCAGATCAAGTTAGTCATGTTAATTATATAGTAATGAACCCTCCGTTCAGTGATGCAGTTAAGCATATCAAGCATGCTTTTAATATTGCACCAGCAGGCTGTACGGTTATATCTTTATGCAACAGTTCCAACTTGGAACGTAGATATTCAAGCGAACGACAAGAGCTGTATGAGCTTGTTGAGTTATATGGTTGCTCCGAATGTCTTGGAACCGTTTTTGACACGGCAGAACGTAAAACAAACGTTGGTGTATCTCTTATTAAGCTATATAAGACTGGAGAAGATGAAGACGAGTTCGCAGGCTATTTCTTCTCGAATGAAGATGACATTCTTAACAAGAACGAAGCAGAGGGTATTGTCCAGTACAATGTAGTAAGAGACATGGTAAACCGCTATACTTCGGCTGTAAAACTCTTTGATGAGACTATGGAAGCAGCAAACAAGATTAATGATGTGGCAAAGTTTTCAGATTCAAAGTTTGATTATGTCCCTATACGTTTTACTACAGTTGACAGAAGAGGAAATGCTGTAAGTATCAGTCGGCAGCAGTATAAGAAACAGTTGCAAAAATACTACTGGCGCATAATATTCAACAAACTGAACATGGATAAGTATGCTACAAACGGATTGTGTGAACAGATCAATAAGTTTGTAGAAAAACAGGTTAACGTACCGTTCACGATGCACAATATTTATCAAGTCATAAGCATGGTAGTACAAACAACAGGGCAGCGAATGGATAAGGCTTTACTGGAGGCATTCGACTTGATTTGCTCCTTTTCGGCAGAAAATTCAACAGCAGGAGAAAAATGGAAGACAAACTCCAACTACATGATTAATCGTAAGTTTATTGTGCCTTACATGACAGATTATGATTCTCGGTATAGCACATTAAATGAGCACATGAGGTTGAATTATGGTGGAAATGTAGCACGAATAGAGGATGTAATCAAGGCACTGTGCTATATTACAGGAACCAACTATGATAATATAACGAATCTACATGATTACGTTTACAGGAACAATTTGTCCTATGGCACTTGGTATGAGTGGAGCTTCTTTAGAATAAAGGGATTTAAGAAAGGTACAATGCACTTTGAATTTACAGATGAGGATGTATGGATTAGATTTAATCAGCAGGTAGCTAAACAACGAGGGTGGGTTTTACCAAAGAAAAGCAAACGAAAATAAGGTTAGAAACGTACTTATTTTGACGTGGTATGTGTGTAAGATGCATACCGCATTTTTTCATATATGGAAATTTGGTGAAAAATATTTATTAAATTTATTTGTTATATAGATAAGTTTAACTATCTTTGTGTTTGAAAGCGTGTGAAGTTGCACGCAACAGAACTGGTCGTAATTTCATTGCTCAAATGGTGTAGTTCTACCGACTATGGTCTGCTTGCGTTCACTCGCATTGCAGACCTTTTTTTTATTTATAAATAAATTGCAATGAAGAAACATTTTAGAAAAGTGTTGGAAGCACTGAAAACAAGTAAGGACATTAAGGCGCTTGGGTTCAGTCGTAGAGAGTTGAAGGGTGTTGCTGCCAAGATTGCCGACAAACTTGACTCAGAGATTAAGGAAGATGCTACAGATGAAGAAATTCAGGAAGCAGTTGACGATGCTATTGATGCCGTCATGCCTTTCCTCCAGTTTTCTCAGGTGGTATCAGAACGCCGTGTCCAATCATACAAGGAAGCTCACCCTACAAACGATGAAGCTGATGATGACGATGATGACGCTGATGATCCAGTAAATCAGAGTAATCGTAAGAGTCAGGCTTCCAAGAAAGTAAAAACGAGCGAGGATGATGGCGGTGACGATACTCCGCTTGCTAAGGCACTGAAGCCGTTGATGGATAAACTCGATGGAATGCAGTCAGAGATCACAGCACTAAAAAGTGGGAATACAGCTAACAGCCGTAAATCCAAATTGGAAAAGTTGCTGAAAGGTACAGGCAAGTTCGGTGAAAGGACGCTCAAAGCCTTCAACCGTATGTCATTCAAGGATGATGATGAGTTTGAGGATTTCTTTGAGGAGGTTGAATCTGACCTCGAATCAGAAAACCAAGAACGTGCAAACCAAGGTCTCGAAAAACTGGGTGCTCCTGATGCATTTGCAGGGCAAGCAAACAAGCGAGGTAGTAAGAATGACGAAGAGATAATGTCCGATGACGAGGTAAAAGAACTGGCTGAACTTTAGTCATCAAAAAGCAAAAGTTTAATTTTTAGTACAAATGGGTGCAAAAGCAGATTTAGTAAAAGATCGTACCAATATCGTAACTGGTATCGATTCTGTTGTTATCCGTCAGTACAACGGTGGTATCACAGGTGGTCGTACACTTGACATGACAGACTTCAAAGAGGATGTTATCAAGGCTGGACACATCGTGATACGCACGCTTGACGAAGATAACAAAGGTTGTATCTACATGCCTATGCCAGTTCAGGATGGAGCTTATAAGGCTCTTCCTGCAAAGCATGAGTATGTAGGAGTTGTTGTTTGCTCTAAGCAAGCAAATGAACCTCTCGTTGGAATTATGGATGATGGGCGTGTGAATGATAAGGCTATGCCATATCCTATCACAGAAGAAATGAGAACCGCTCTCAAGACGGCTCTTCCTAATCTTATTTTTGAACATGACTAAAAAAGGAGTTAAGAAATGAAAGAATCACTTTTTATTCAGTTCATTGCCAGTATCTGGCCAAAACTGAACCTTTACATCAAGGAGAAAGATGCTCCTGCAAAGCGCACTTACCTTCACAAAACCATGTTAACGCCTGTCTACAGCTCTGACCAGAAATGGGAGGGAACGTCAGCAAAGACAACCTATGTAGCTGCCGACATGGTTGCAATGGACTCTCCGTTGCCAATCAAGAAACGTGGAACACTCGCTACTTCCAATGGTAAGTTGCCAAAAGTAGGTATGAAGAAGATCTTGCGTGAGACAGAGATTAACGCAATCAATATTATGAAGGCTCACTATGCAACAGCTACAAATGAGGATGTAAAAAAGGCTGAGAAACAGCGTATTCTCGTCAAGTTGCTGAATGATGGAGAGGCATGTTCAATTGGTATTGACGAGAAGAATGAAGCAAACTTCCTCACAGCTCTGTCAGAAGGCGTTCTTCTTGTTGAGGATGAGGACAATGTAGGAACAGGTTTGCGTGTGAACTTCGGCTATCTTGATGAGAATACTTTTGGTACTACTGTTAAGGGTCATGTAAGTTATGAGGATATAGAGAACATCAAGAGTAAAGCTGACACCGATGGCAACACAATCACCACTCTTATGCTCGCAAAGTCTAAGTTGAATGAAATTCGTAAGGAACGTTGGGCTCGTGAGCTGGTAGCTGATGCTGATGATAAAGTTTATACAGATAGTAGTACACTTAAAGTTCCGTCTGTAAAGAAGTTTACTGAAGCATTCGAGGATGAGTTCGATATCAAGCTCGTTGTAGTAGACCGTTCAGTTATCTTTGAGAAGAACGGCGTACAGAAGAGCAAGAAGCCGTGGAACGCGGAACGCATGGTATTCTTATGCTCAGATATGGTAGGCTCGCTTGTATGGGGCTCGCTGGCTGAATCAACAAACCCTGTTGATGGCGTCAAGTATGCTATTGTAGATCAATATAAGCTGATTAGTAAGTTTTCAAAGACAGACCCGTTGCAGGAGTTTACAAATGGTCAGTCCCTTGTCTTGCCTGTAATAGAGGATGTAGATCAGATTTATATTATTGACTGCACAGAAAGCAAGTCTGCCGATGTAGATACTGCTGCCGAGGCTTCTGACACGACAGACGTATTCACAACCGTAAACGGCAAGAAGTACAAGAAAGAGGATCTTATCGCTCAGCTAAAGGCTCTTGGTGTAAAGATTGCAAAGAACGCCAAGGATGATGCGGTTATCGCTGCCATCAACTCTTTGAGTGACGAGCAGGAGCAAACTCTTTTCGCTAACGTACAAGCACAAGGTTAATTATGAAGACAGTTTTGCAAGCGCTCCGTGATGAAATTCACTATCCAATACCTGTGGGGTTTATTGAGAACAAGCTCATAGAACGACAATTGGCAGGTAACTTAGATTTCTCATACGATATAACAAAATCACCTGAGTGGAAAGGTGCGCTTGCGGACTGTCTTTACTCTCTTCTGCAAGCTGTCAATTATTCAGAATCTGATAAGAGTGTAGGCACTCTTACTGATAAGGATAAAAGACGGCTTTTGGCTCGTATAAACACATTGTATAAGTCCATTGGTGAACCAACAGTAGATGTTGATAATCCGATGGTGTATTTTGGTGAGTAATATGGCTGTACTTGATTTTGCTGCACACATTCTCAGTTACCAGACAGTAACGCAAGGATATGAAGACCCAGAAAGCGGAGACTATCATGAAGGTCAAACCTATTGGGTTGAAAATGCTTATAAATGCGACATTGTTCCTGCTGGAAAAGCTAACACTATTGCTATCCCAGACGGATCAATACATCCGTATTCGTATACCGTATACAATTTACCACATGATTGTCGAGAGTTTAAGTATAACGACAAAATTCGCATTAATTTCTTCGGTAATTGTGATTGTAAAGTATTTACAGTGTTAGGTTTTCACCGCTATCAACACCAGTGTAAGATTTGGATTTAATATGGGAATACGAATGTCCACCCCGATAAGTGAAGTAGACATGATACTCTACAAATCATTTGAAATCTTGAAAAACGAGATAACTAAAAGTCTTGTCAAGTTGGGTGAGGAGTGTATTGCTAAAATTAGAGATAGATCAGGAAGTGAGAGTTGGTATGACCAAACAGGAAATCTTCGTTCCTCAATCGGATATGCCGTTTATGAGCATGGTATCAAGCAACTTCAATCTGCGTTTAGAACTATTCTTAACGGAAGTGATGGCAGTGCTGAGGGGCAAAAAATGATAGACAAGTTAGGTAAGGAATATTCTCATACATATGCATTGGTAGTAGTGGCAGGAATGAATTATGCAAGCCATGTAGAAGCGATCGAAAACAAGGACGTATTGGCGTCAACTGAACTTTGGGCAAAAAGTATTGTAGATGCAAGACTTAAAAGGGCAAAGAAAGCAGCTATTGAAAAAATAAACAAATTGTTTTCATGAAATCAGATATAGATATAAAGAACGATGTTTGGGGTATCATCAATAAGTCTGACCTAAAAAAAGAGGTCACAGGCAAGTTGAGGAAAACCTCAGTCAGACCAAGAGATTCAAGGTGTGAGGATATAATAATATCAATACTTGCAAATGAAACGAAACAGAAGCAAATAGCTTATGTAAATGTCAACATATATGTATCTGATGACACTCGTGACGGTCAAAGTGAGGAGAAGTCATCAAGACTGAGAAAGTTATGTCAGATGTCATTCGACCTGTTTGATAATGTTCGTGGCAACGATTTCCGTCTGTCAATTACAGACTCGAATTATGAATGCGGTCAGCGTGTAATAGAATCGGCTGCCACGTCCGAACACGTGATAAATAATAAACTTTTGTATCAAATAATAAACGAATAAAAATTATGGGAAAACCGATTGGATGGGGAAAATGTAATATCATTGTCAAAGACCTTGATACCGAAAACTCTAAGTGGACAAAGCTTGGAACCCCAAAAGAAAACACAACGAAGCTTACCCCTACAAAGGGTGATAAGAAAGAAGCCCCAATTGAGGGTGGTGAGAATGAAGCGGTAAAGTACTCTGCCAACAAATATATACTTGAGTATGTATTGCGCAGACTTGCAGGTAGGAAGAAACCTTTCAAGGATGTCAACGGTGTGATAGCTCACCACTATGCAGTTTTCGTACAGCCAGAGGACATTACTGTCCCAGGCCCACGAATGGAAAATACTGTTGTATCTCTTTCTGACGAGTATAGTACAGAGGAGGGTGGTTTGCTCACCTACAATCATGACGGATTGAAACCAGATAGCGGAAACATCGTGAAGTGGTGTACCATTGCTAAAGACCTTTCAACTATCAAGGAGGGTGCAACGCTTGAAGACACAGACGTGGTATTTATCGATGCAGATGAATAATATTGGTATTTTAGGATAACGGCAAAGCGGACAGACGCTTGACAGCTGGACAGACAGCAATTTCCATTGGATAGCTCAGTTGGTTAGAGCTTGCTACTTCCGGACAAAATGGCTACACATGGTGGAGCGTAAAAATGTAGATTAAAGCGCAGGTTCGAGTCCTGCTCCGATGGCGTAAAAATATCATATTTTGAATTATGAAAAAGTATATAGGAACAAAAACTGTAAGTGCCACTCCTGCGTGGCGAGTAGGTGGTAAGATTTATCCCAAGGATGGACCGGTGCCACGTTCTATGAACCGTGAAGATGGCTATAAGGTCGTTTACGAAGACGGCTATAAGCGTTGGTTACCAAAGGACGTGTTTGAAAAGGCTTACAAGTCTGCCGATACGTTCAAAGACCGCCTTATGATTGAGCAGCAGGAGCTGGCTGGGCGACTTGACAAACTATGTTCATTCGTTAATAGTCCTAAGTTTGAAGAAGTCGTAACTGACAAGGAGCAACGAGAATTGCTTTTGCGCCAGCGCAAGTGTATGGGCGAATATCTGTATGTACTTGGCAAACGTATTGCGAGCTTATGATAGTAACCTATGGATAAAGACAAGCAATTAGAATTAGATATTGCCGACACCATCATAGATAGACCTAAAGGTTTCAGCGTTGGTCGTCGGCATTTTTATTTATACCCAATAACACTCGGTAAGATGTATTTACAACAAAGAGTTGTAGAAAACTTAGAGTTGAATACTGAATTACTGAAACTAAGTCCCTATATGGAGGTATTAAGGCTCGTAGAGACAAAGAAAGAAGATTGTTGTCTGTTGCTTGCTTACCATACCTTGCAGACAAAGAAAGATGTGCTGAATAACAGGATTGTTACTATCCGTAAGAATATATTTCTCCGTGAAATGGAGAATGAAGACATAGCCACATTAACCCTTGCATGTCTTACCAGTGACAAAACAACGAGCATTGTCCAACATCTCGGCATAGACAAAGAATTGCAAAGTATGTCAGAGGTTGCTAAAGCAAAGAAAAGCAATAACACATACATCTTTGGTGGCAAATCAATATATGGAACGCTCATAGATGCAGCTTGCGAACGGTACAAGTGGACTTTTGACTATGTAGTGTGGGAGATAAGCTATACCAACCTACAGCTTTTATTGAAAGATAAAGTGAACTCGCTATACCTAACAGACGAAGAAAAGAAGAACGTACATATCAATAATACATCAGGTATAATAGACGGAAACAACATGGAGTCGGTAATGGAAGCCATACAAGAAATGGACTGGAAATAATTGGATATACCTTTACGAAATAGACGATAATAAAAAAGGAACATGGCAGGATTAAAATTTGATATCACGGGCGATAACGGAAATATGTTGTCAGCTTTACATGGAGTACAGAAAGGTGTAAGGCAGACACAACAAGTTGTAGAGCAAAGTGGTCAAGGAATAGAACAGATGTTTGCAGGTATTAAATCAGCTGCAGTTTCTGCCTTAGGAGCTTTTTCAGCACAGCAATTTGCATCTAAGGTTATGAATGTTAGAGGTCAATTCCAACAACTTGAGGTTGCCTTTGAAACGATGCTTGGTAGCGCAGAAAAAGCTAATTCACTTATGGGGCAGCTTGTAAAAACGGCAGCTGTTACACCTTTTGATTTACAGGGTGTCGCACAAGGAGCGAAGCAGTTGCTTGCTTACGGTATTCAAGCAGACGATGTAAATGAGACGCTCGTCCGTTTAGGTGATATAGCAGCAGGTCTGTCTATACCTTTGAATGATTTGGTTTATTTGTATGGTACAACGATGGTTCAGGGTCGTATGTTTACAATGGACTTGCGTCAATTTCAAGGAAGAGGTATTCCAATTGCAGACGAATTAGCAAAACAGTTTGGGGTTGCCAAAGAAAAAGTAGGAGAGTTGGTTACTGCTGGGAAAGTCGGATCAGAGGAAATGAAGAAAGCAATTATCTCTATGACGTCTGAGGGAGGCAAGTTCGCTGGTCTTATGGAGAAGCAGTCCCACACCATCACAGGTCAGATAAGCAACATTGAGGATGCTATAGATAATATGTTCAATGAGATAGGTAAGAAATCCGAAGGTGTAATTAACACAGGACTTAGTAGTGTGTCTTATTTAGTTGAAAATTGGGAAAAGATAGGAAAAGTAGTACTTGTTGCTGCATCAGCATATGGTACATATAAGGCAGCCTTGCTTGCAGTATATGCAGCTCATAAGATTTCTTTGATAGCACAGACCGTAAGTGCTTTTTTCTCTCTAACGAAAAGTGTTACGACAGCTAAAGATGCCATGTTGTTATTTAATATAGCAACAAAAGCGAATCCGATCGGGTTAGTGCTTGGGCTAATAGCTTCAGCTGTAGCTGCATTTTCCTTATTTAGTGATAGCACTGATAAAGCAACAGAGCGTCAGGAAAAATTTGGGGAGAGCGCAGATAAAGCGTCTGATAAAGTAGAAACCCTGTTTGCTATTCTTAAAACTTCATCAGCAACAAGCAAGGTACACAAAGATGCTTTGAATGAGTTAAAAAGTATAGCAGACGAATATGGAGTTTCTCTCGGTAAAGAGGAGAATCTAACACAAAACCTTATTGAGAAGAAAGAAGAACTTATAGGGTTAATTCGTGAAGAAGCTATTGAACGACAACGAGCAAATGATATCACAGATGCGTCAGGCGCTTACCAACAAAATATTCAGAAAGTAAAAGATAAGATAAAGGAATCATTATCAGATAGCTTTTCTGAAATGCAAAAAAATCAACTCATAAACTTAATATCAGAAGATGATATAAAGAAGTTGACTTCTGCCTATAATGATATGATAAAGGCAGAAAAAAAATCTGTAGAATTAACAGGTACTTGGAACTCAAGATTTTCCACACAGCAGATAGAAAAATATAATAATGTTATTTCAGAGCTAACAAATAAGGTTGGTGTATACGGAAAAGAGTTAGGTGTAAATGAAAAATCTATCAATGATGCAAAACGAGCTGTAGAAGATAATGGGATTGCTTTAGCAACCACACGCAAGGAATATGAAGATACTGTAAATGCAACAAATAAAGCGGCTGCAGCTGCACAAAATGCGGAAATGGCGGCTGATGGATTAACTGAATCCCAAAGGAGCTTATCTGATAAAACAAGAATGGCTAAAGAGGATGTTAGCAGTCTTGCTAAAGAAATTAGCAAGATGGTTGAAACGTATAATAATTCCAACATTAACATTCAAATATCGTATGAAGAACTGAATACTCCTCCAGCTTGGATGATTGGTGTCGGGAAAAAGCTATCTTCAGAACAACTTAAAAACTTAGCATCATTACATCAGTCTCGTGCAAATAGAATGCGAAATCATAAAGAACAGACAGGTCGTAATCTTGTTATAAAGAATAGGCAAGGGGTACATGTAAATGAACGAGAAGAGCAAGTTATGGCAGGGCAGTATGCTATACTTGCGATGAATAAAAAAGCAGAAGAAGATAAAAAAAAGAGAGATGCGGAAGAAGCTGCAAAAAAAGCAAAAAAGAATAAAAAAAAATATGCCGCTGAAAAAAGAAGAAGAGATAAAGAAACTAAACGAATATCCGAAGAAACGATAGGACGCAACAAGGCTATTAAGGACTATGAGAAAGGTGTTTTGGAACAGCAAAAGGAGACCGAGCTGAACATACGGCAGCAGAACATAGACCTCAAGGAAGAAAGTTACGAGAAAGAAGCTGAGCAGATAAACCTCAACTACGATCGTTTGATAGCAGAGAATGATAAACGTCGTAAGGATATGATAGAGGCACTCAAAGAAAACAAGGTCAATGAATGGCTCAATAAGAATCCAAAGGCAACTAAAGTTCAGCAGGAGAATTATAGAAACTCCCTTAATCTTACTGATAGTGACTTAACGGCAACACAAAATGCACAGCTTGCTGAATATGAAAGAATAGCAAAAGATATTAAGGCAAAGGCTATTGGTGATATTTCGAGGTCGCATTTTGCCACTCTAAACTCTTATTTGAAAGAGTACGGTACGTTCGAGGAAAAGAAACTTGCGATAACCAAGGAATATGATGAGAAGATTGCTAAGTCGCATACGGAAGGAGAACGACTCTCATTAAAGGCGGAAAAGATGAAAGCGTTGTCAGACTTTGACCTCAAGAACATGAAAGAAAGCATGAATTGGGAAGATTTGTTTGGCGATCTTGGAAATCTCTCTGTAAGACAACTCGAAGGGATAAAGGCAAAGTTGCGTGAAATATTACAATCAGATGGTCTAAGTGTAGAGGATTACAAAACGACAGTGGAACAGATTGACCGTGTGAACTCCGCTATCATTGACGAACAGGATAAACAGCAATCGTTTTTCAAATTTACAACAGACTATGCGAAAGAGCGCAGGAAACTTGAATTGGACGTTGCTGACGCGTTGAAGACGCAATCCGACTTATTGGAAAAGCAAAAAACTTTATCAAACGATGTAAGGGCAAAAAAAGACAGAATTTGGCTCATGCTCTCAACAATGGGTGTGTCTTATCGTGGTGGTATCGACATTTCCAAGAACAATGATATACTTGACAGCGTAAGAGATAAATACGGAGTTGATTCCAAGCAGTATAAAGAGGTTCAAGAGGCACTTGACAGTCTTGCGGGAAGTACGATTAAACTAAACGAGACAAGCAAGAAAAAGTTAGATGCCGATGGCAAGGCGATAACAGCACAATCAAGACTAACAAAACTCATTGGAGACTTTACGAGCTGGTTGAGTGGGTTCATACAAGGATTTGAAAAGATTAATGCCAAAATCCAAGAATTGCCAGAATTGCTGGAGAAGTTGGGAGTGGATGGTAAAAGTGATGTAGGACTTGCTGTACAAAGTTTCGCAAATGCGTCCAACAACACTCTTGGCGCAATGAAAGACTTTGAGAGTGGCAACTATATCGGTGCAGTGTCAAAAGGTATCAGTGCCATTGGAGATTTTGTAGACGGCTCTATATCTTTGTTTGCTGGTAATGGTAACGAAAAGACTATGGAAGAAGAGATAGCACGCTTGTCATCAGCCAATAAAGAACTTTCGTACTCAATAGACAAACTTTCCGAACAAATCATCAAGAAAGACAATACCAACGAGCAATCTATAGACGCTTATAAGAAAGCCGTAAAGGCAGAGGAGGAATGGCAATCAAATCAGCAAAAGACAATAGACAACAGGGCAGATGAATGGACAAACACTGGATATGGATGGACGAAATTGGGAGGTAAAAAATCTTTTAATTACTTCGCTAAAAAGGCAAGCTCATGGGTATGGGAAAGCATGAATAAAGCACTGAGTGAGCAGGGTTATACCAAACAGATTACAAGCATAGGGAACAGAGATAATCCAAACGACTTTTGGAATTTGTCCCCCGAAGAGATGAAAGCCATAAGGACTTATGCTAATGAAGCTTGGAGGGAGCTCTTTAGTAGCGATGGACATAGGAATCCAGAAGAACTTGTAAATGAATATATTGAGCGAGCTGGTAGTCTTGACAAACTAAAAGACCAATTGAACGAAAAGCTGACAGGATTCTCTTGGGATGAATTTCGCAATAATTACCTATCCGTGCTGCAAGACATGAAAAGCGATACTAATGATTTCGCAAAGAATATCAACAATATCCTTTCAAAAAGCATTCTTGAATCGCTTGTTAATAAAAAATACAATCAACGGATAAAAGAAATCCAAAACATGGTGGCAAAAGCTGCCGAGGATGGTACGATAACCGAAAAGGAAGCTAATGCTATAAGAGATGCAAATAAGAATTTGTCGGATGACATGTTCAGAGAAAGGGAGCAACTTATATCTAAAGGCTTGCTCGTTGATGAGCAGACAAAAGACCAAAGTGCGTCCGCCAATGGTGCTTCCTCTATAACCTACGAACAGTCAACAAGTCTTATTGCGCTGATTACAGCAGGGAATATCTCCAGAGACCAAATAAAGGATATTTTCTCTACTATAATGGCAAGTGCAGGTACACTAACGGCTTTTTCATCTTCTACTAACTCAGCAGTATTAGAGATTAAAAACTTGATGATATATAGTAACAGCCATTTAGAGGACATACTAAAATATACAAAGTCAATATACTCTGAATTTTCAGATAAGATAGATAGAGTAAATAAGAATTTAATGGAAATACGGTAATATGCTAACAGGTCAGTTAAAAATAAACGGTAAAGATGCTTATACAACTTGGGGTGTCAGTATGGATGACACGTCATTGTCTGCGCTCATGACACCTCCAGCAGTAAAACCTTACATCACGAATGATGATAGGACGAAGCACGGCAAAGAATATGTCAAGAGTGCTATTTACGTTGACTCACGTGATATAACGCTACAACTCAACTTGACTGCAAAAGACGAAGTACAATTTATTACCCGTTATGCTTCATTCTGTGATGAATTAAGCAAAGGAATTTTAGATATAGAAACGTCATTTCAAAAAAATATTGTGTATCATTGTCTGTACCAATCATGCTCACAGTTCAGTCAGTTTATGAGGGGAATAGGAAAATTTGTATTGAAGATAACAGAAACTAACCCAAATAATCGTAAATAGTATTTGTTATTCAAATATATTTAACTAAATTTGAAGCATGGTAATCTACGATATACACGGAAGCAAGTTAATGGACGCCATTCTCACAGAGGGTGCCGTCCTTGAGCGTGAGCTGGGAAAAACAGACGTTGTAAAGCTGTCTTGGAATGGCGACAAGAAGTCAACGCTGCCAGTCGGTTCATACATCGTCCCGTTTAGTGACGGACTGAAATATCGCCTGTTGGACGACTACACGCCATCGGAGGACAGCACAAGCGTGAAGTACGAGCCTGTATTCAACCATCCGCTTGCTATTTTGAGTAGGATTCCGTTCTTGTATGACACGACAGACCAAGACGGAAACCCTATCAAACAGCAGGAGTGGCCTTATGATGGGCTTACCACCAATGCGTTGGAGTATGCCTGTAAGGCTATCAATGAAGCGTTGGGTATCACGGACGAAAGCAAGAAGTTCACCTACACCCTGTGCGGAACGGTAGACCCTACCATAAGTTTCTCCGTATCGTCAAACGACATTCTGTCTGTGCTGTCATCAATGGCGCAGGCTTGCAAGGATAACAGTTCTGAATGGCACCTGTCATGGGAAGACCATACGCTGTACTTCGGGCAGATATTCATCAACTTGGGAGAGAAAATCCCTTTGCTGAAAGTACACGACAATATCAACCCAGCAACGGTAAACAGTTCCAAAGAGCCGTATTACAATTGTTTCTATCCGCAAGGCTCATCAAGGAATATGTCACGCAAGGCACAGGTGGGTTTAGGTAATGTGGCTACATTGGTGCGACTTGGACTGAACAAAAACAAGTTTCCAGACGGTTGTATCTATGTAGACAAAGACAGCAACGTAATCACAAAACAGGAGTTCGTGCAAAGTGGTGCGGTAAAACAAATGGTGGCATTGTCGTTCGATGATGTGTATCCACACATAGACCTCTATGCTTACAACGTTCGTCCACGCTATAGATACCTAAAGAACAAGCAGACAAACGAGATAGAAAAGGATGCCAACGGGAAAAACAAGGTGTACACCACATGGTACATGCGGCTTGCTTACCCAACAACCGTAAAGGATGACGCAAAGACGCTCGTCAACACCACGAACGACATAGACGAACAAGGAAAGCAGGTGACGCATTATTGGTACGACTATGAGCTGAACAAAAAGGAACAGGTGTTGCAAGGTCATACGCTCAAAGCAACATTTAAGGTTAACACGCACGCCACAGATGGAAAGTATGATGCCCTCACGCAGTCGCTCGTAGGACAGCCTAACGGGCAGGACGGATTCGAGCTTGCTTATTTCGATAAAAACGATGCTAAGGAGATACCGTCCAACCAAAATGATGGTGACAGCGGTATCAACATCAAGGCTGGCGACTATCAGATAATGTTCTATCAAAATGGGGATATTATCATACCCACCAACCAAGAGGAAGGACTGTACCCTCGTGGCAACAACCTGCCTGACCTTACTTGTAACATTGTCGTGTTGTTCAACATCAAGCAAGGACAACAAGAGATAACGTCAGCACAAGAGGAATTGGCAAAGCGCACAGTAAAAGAGATTGAGCGTAGGTTCAAGGATAACAACAACTATACATTCTCGTCCAACCCTGTTGCATTTGAGGAAAAGAACCCAAATCTCCACATCGGTCAAAAGGTGATTTTCAATGACGGTCAAGGCTATGAGCTAAGCACCCGTGTCATCAAGATAGAGAGCAAGATTGATTTTCCTTTCATACAGAGCATTACCGTTGGCAACCAAGCCGTAAAGGGTGCGATAACGCAGTTGAAGGAGGATGTGAAGAGCATTCTGTCTGGCAATTTCAGTGGTGGTGGCGGATTGAACACATCGCAGATAGAAAACGTCATCAAGAATTTCACACTACCAAGATTTTTGCGCAAGGATGTTGCAGATGAAGCCAAAGGTCATATTACGTTTTGGAAGGGGCTGACAGCACTTATAAAGTCTTTCTTCAACGGCATTGAGAACAACGGTGACATTCGTAACAAAGGAGACATCACCAACTCGGGCAATATCATGACCAAGAACCTGACGGTGACTGGCAAGGCGACATTCTTTGAGCTGGAAATACTCAAAGCGAAGGCGGCGGGCGGGATTATCATACAGAGTGCAGCAACGTTCAAGGTAGATGATTGCGAGGAAACGGCAGATGGCTATGAGTGCTATCAACGAGCAGAGCAAGACGGCGTGAAGCTTGTGCAGATGTGTGAGGTGAATGACCAGATGATGTGTTACGGCGGGTTCAACGTAGGGGTTGGTACGAATCACAATGTCAGCAATCACTTTTATTGGCGATTAGTAACGGAGGCTCCAACAACGTCTGTCAGGCGAAACATTGACGGTGAAGAGGTAGAGTGCTTGAAGATTGTACTGAGCAGGACGGATTGCGCTGATAACAGCGATGTGCCACTGGTAGGTGATGAAACGGCACAGATAGGAAATAGAACCAACACAGACAGGCAGAACGTCATCGTGAATAGTGCTTACAAGAGTATTGACGTTGGGCTGGTTGCGCCTTACTGGGCAAAGTATGTGGGTGTGAATGATTATAAGTTGGAGACCCACCGAGAGACGTATTTCGCGAGGAACGACAATCAGATAGTGGGTAACTTGAGGGCGAGGAGCTCATCGGGTGAGATAAGACCCGTACCTGTGTTGCTCGGTGAATGGAAAAGCGGAAAGGAATACGGCTACTATGACAGCGTAACGCATGACGGTAGGCAATGGCTGTGCATCGTTGAGCCTGGTAAGAGAACGACAGAAGAACCAGGCAAAGGTGATGCATGGATGATGTTGGTGGACAAGGGCAGCAAAGGAGATAAAGGCGAGAGTAGTTGTACCGTTAACATTTTCACCGATACGCCCAACGGCAATATCATTCGTAACGGGCAAGGTTCTGTCTGGCTTTTTGCAGTGGTGTATTATGGAACAAAAGAGATTACCGAAACGCTGAAAGATTGGCAATTTTCGTGGGTTATCCATAGTGGTAACCCCGAGTTTGACAAACTTTGGAACAAACGGCACCAGCAGTGCGGAAGAAAAATAGAACTGAGCGCGCAGGAGGTGAACAATATGGCACAAGTGGAGTGCTTGATCTGTGATAACTTTGAACTTTGAACTTTGAACAAAACCAGCCTATTTCCTCCCCTCCTTCGGAGGGGCTGGGGGAGGCTACTAAAAAACTTATTTTATGAACAAAATTTTATCAAGAGGACAAATCACAATTGTTGATTTGAATGATGCAAAGCAGATATCAATGATTCTGCAAGTGAAAAACCCGTCGCAGATGTACAACCCTGACACCAAGGTGTATGTACCAAATTTCAGCACGGACAAGAATACGATTACACCTAAAGTGTATGTGACGGGTAGTGGACAAAACATGGTCAGCGCACTCACTGCTATCGAATACGACATCAATGGTACAAAAGTGCAGGCTGGAAAGAGTGCTGGAGGATATTCTGTGGGAGCCATTAGCGCAGGGGCGGTGCTTACCATTGCAAGCAATATTTCCTCAAATGCGTTGAACATCAATGTCAAGGCTACCTACCATGACACATTGACAAACGTCGACACGGTACTTGAGGCGCAGACGCAGGTCATTAAGTCAACATCGGCAGGTGCTTTGCTACAAGTGGTGCTGACTCAGCCGAAAGGAAACAGCTTTGATACGAGCATCACCGAACTGACGGCGCATGCCGAGTGCTATCGTGGCGGTGTACACGATACTTCTATTCAGAAGTTTCAATGGCTGAAGCTGAATTTTGCTAACGGCACGTTCGAGGATATTTCTACAGGGGTACAAACAAGTGGTGGTAACAGCACGCTCACAGTTCACCCTGATGACGTGTTGAATGTACAGACTTACAAGGTGATAGCTACTGACGAGGGGCAAACTGCTGAAGCCATCGTCACGTTCGAAGACCGCACTGATCCATACGAGGTAGTGCTGCATGCCCCTAAGGGAAATGTCATCGTCAATGGAAAGGGAGAGATAGACATCAACGCCGAGGTGTGGCAGAATGGCGTGAAGTTAGAGGATGCGAGCGCACAGACGCCTAAGTTTACCTACACATGGACGAAGTACAACAAGGCTGGAGCGCAAGAGAACTTCGCTGGCACATCGTCGCCCACAAAGACAGGAAACCCTTTGAAAGTATTGGCAGCTGACGTAGACCAGAAGGCAACTTTTGTATGCGAGGTTAGAAAAGCATAAAGAAGTGGGAAATCGAAGGAGAACTCATGATAATTCATAATTTTTAATTCATAATTCATAATTGTGGCTAACAACTCGTCAACTTGTGAACTTGTAAACTTGTCAACTATATTATGAATAAAAAATTATGAATTATCAAAAGTTATCCAGCTGTCTGCTCTCCCCTCCTTTGGAGGGGTTGGGGGAGGCTACTCGTTAACTCGTCAACTTGTAAACTTAAAAAACTATTTCATGAACAAAGTATTAACCAGAGGCATTATAACAATAGCAGCGGTGAATGACGGCAAGGACGGACATTCACTGACGGCAAAAGCATTCATAGAGGGCAGCTACCGCAACGGACGCACCAAGGGTGTGAAAAGCTATGTGAAGGTGTTCTATGACGGACAGGAGGTGACGGACTTCAAGGCGAGTTATAGATACAAGGGCGCTGGATATTCCAATTGGTCAGAGCCAGAAATTAAAAGCAGTGACGCTTGGTGTGACGCGCAGCGTGACGGCAGTACACTCCTTGTTGAGTATACGGTGGAATACAAGGGGCTGAAAGCCCTTGCGACAGGCAGGCTTGACAATATACAGGACGGCATGCCCGGCAAGGATGCTGTCATCTACAAACTTGTTCCTTCAAAAGAAAAAGTACTGGCATATTTCGAGAGTCATAGCCACTACAAAAAGGTGATGGTTGAGTTGAAATATTTTATACAAAAAACCGTAGGAGATGTTACAACCGATGTGCGTTTATATGATGAAGGACTTACGTTGCGAGCATATCCTGACCTTGGAGACTTACAAGCATCAAGCGGTGTATATGGCTTTGGACCAGTAATTCGAACATACGACGCATCAGAAGAAACTTTCAGCGTAACGCTTTTGAAAGGAAATAAAATCCTCGACATACGCACTATACCTATCACGATGAAACCTGATCTTGTGTACGCTTTCGACGATAAACTGGGCGAGGTCCGCAGAAAGATTCGCACTGTTGATGGGAAGGTAAACACATTCAAGGCGACCATTAACAAGACGTCCAGCACTGTTGGGAATCTTGAAAAGGAGTTCACGCAGATACAGCAGACATCGAAAGAAATCAGCATGACCGTGAATAACGGCACACGTCCGAATCTGTTGTGGGGCAGCGACCTCAACCTTGATGGGGTGGACACCACCAACAATGCAGCCATTGAAAAGCATCTGGGTGTGGGTATAGCAAGCACAAAAATAGACAGCAAAGAGTGGTTCGAGTATTTGAAAGGCGGCGGCGTTGGTGGAGCGGACGCTATAAAGTTCAAGGCAATGAAAGGCACGTCAGAGTTTGCTGGTTTGTTTTGGGAATTTAATGCTGGCGCAGCTCGAAACTTACAGTTGAAACCAAATACATTATATACGCTTTCTGCTTGGGTAAAGACAGAGTTTGACAAAGATGCGCAAGGTTATTCTAACTTTGTCTTTGAAGCATTCAAGAAAGAGAAAGATAATTCAAGGCAGAGAGTTGGTAAATTGAAATTTAAGGCAGCATCTTCGTTTTATGAGCCTGTCAATGCGTGGACGAGAGTGTCAGCTACATTTACAACGGAGGAACTACAGTTTGGTAGCGTGGCAATGTGGGTGAATGGAACAAAGCCTGCCACTTTGTACATCTGCCGCCCCAAGCTCGAGGAGGGCGACACGGCAACCCCATGGTGTGCGTATGACGGAACGGTAGAAGCACTGTTGGCGGGTGGCTTTGACATCAAGAACAGGAAGTTCACGGCTACGGCCGACAACTTCGTGGTGAAGAACAACAAAGGCGAACGCACATTTATGGTAGACGAGAAAGGGGCTTTACGCTCTATTGATACATCAGGAAAAGGTTGTATTGTTTTAAGACCTGAAGTTGGCTATATCTCAATCCTTGATTCAGAGACAGGAAAAGAAAGAGTAATGGTGAGCAATAATGGAATCTTCTGTCTCGGAGTAAAAGACAATAACATTGTTTTTGATACAGGTGATGAGAGGGGGATGTATGCTGGACTTGATATGGGAGCTGGTATGTTTCGTGTTAATGCTTTTAACGATGAAGCTATCGGGATGCAACTCGACATCATAATGAACGGTTTACCATATACTGGCAATAACAATCTTCAGTATTCTCAATTATACGTTGACGGAAAAAACAACCTAAAGATAAACACAGGTGAGCCTATCGTGAAATTTTTACATCCAAATGACGGCTACACCATGAAATCTACAGACACGACCATTGTCGCAGATACTGAACCGTATAGAGATGCTAAAATTACGCTACCAAAAAATCCACAAGTGGGTATGGAGGTAGAAATTATCAATATAGGTACAGGCTTTTGTTATTTGGAAACGGCTGACAATACGAAGATATTTTGGGATGAAGTGAAAACGAAAGAAACGGTGAGAGAACATAGGAAAATATCGCTGCTGTATGTTGGCGGCTCTGACGATCTTTGGATATACACTACAGAGGGATATTGCGGTAATCATACGTAAAACGATGAACAATTAATAATTTATAATGTATAATATAAGTTTACAAGCTAACAAACTGACAAATAGATAATAGTCTCCATCTGTCTGCTCTCCCCTCCTTTGGAGGGGCAGGGGAGGCTCCTTGTCAACTCGTCAACTATCAACTTGTAAACTAAAAAAAATCTCGAGGGATGATTTTGTAAAATAAAAGATATATGCAAAGAAATACGAAAGAATGGATACAATACGGCTCAGCGATAGCCTTGCTAACAAGTGGTGTAGCAATGGCTTTCTTGAGTTTCTTCTTAAATGGCGGCGACCTGAAAGATAGCGTGCTGTGGTATGTGAGTCAGACACTTGTGTACGCTGGTTCTATATTTGGCGTAGGCATTTATGTCCAGAGTAAGTGGGGAGAAGTTAAGAACTATGTAGACAAACGTCTGCGTGATAATTTTGATGATGATGAAAATCAGAGCAAGTGACACACTAATAAGTAAGCTGAAAGAGTTTGAGGGACTTCGCTTGGTGGCGTACAAGCCCACGAAAGCCGAGCGGTGGTGGACGATTGGCTACGGACACAGCGCAGGCGATGTGCGTGCAGGAATGCGCATCAACGAGGAAAAGGCGGAAGAGCTGTTAAGGCGTGACCTTTTCTTTGTAGAAAAGTTTATAAACGGCATACCCAAAGTGCGGACACAAGGGCAGTTCGATGCGTTAGTGTCGTTTGCCTACAATGTAGGGGTGGGAAATCTGAAAAGCTCTACCCTACTGAAGAAAATCATGCACGATGCACCAACAGTAGAGATACAGCGTGAGTTCATGAAGTGGGTGAACAGCGGTGGCAAACAGCTGGCTGGACTGGTGAAAAGAAGAAAGTGGGAAGCGGAAAGGTGGGGCGAATGAGAATGAAGATGTTATCAATATTCTTGGCGACAATTAGTTTGTATGGTTGCAAGACGGTAAGACTTGTGCCAGTCCCCGAGTATCATACTCTTTATAAAACGAGAGTGGACACGGTGCAGCGGTGGGACAGCGTGCGAGACGTTCAATGGATGACTGTCAGGGAAGTAGACAGCACGCAGTTGGCGGCATTAGGACTACAAATACATGGACTGAAAAATGCACTCTTGATAGAACGCAATAAATTGCTGCAAAAGATATCAAACGAGAAAACGCATAAAGTAGACACCGTGATGCAGCGTGATAGCATCCCTGTGCCTTACCCTGTTGAAAAGCCGCTGACCAAGTGGCAGCTGTGGAAAATGGACATGGGCGGCTGGGCAATGGGCGTGGCTGTGTTGCTTGTTATCCTGCTTGTTGTGAGATTGTTCAAGATACGGATTATATAGAAAATTGTGAAATAGTCTTTTATTTAGAGGCCTGATATTTAATGAAAGTTAAATAATGAAATATCATAATGAAATATTTTGTTATTTAGTTTTTTATTGCTATCTTTGCCATAGAAAATTAAAACAACCACTAAAATAAAAGATTATGAAAAAAATCAATGAAATTGCAAGCGAGAATGGTTTACAGGTAATCACCACGACTACAGGTATGAACGGCTATCCACAGTCTCTGAAAAAGGCTATTATTGGATTTGAAAACTTTGAACAAGCTGAAAAGCTGGCTGAAGAATATCATCTTGATATTGAGGTGTTCACAAAGCGTGACGGTTGGGATTTATGGAGCAGAGGTGGCGACAGTGCATACGATGCCTTTGAACGTTCTGCAGACGACTATGGTGAGAATTATCAACAGTTTGAGCCGAATATGAGTCAGGATGATTTCTTGCAGCAAATAGGTGCTGCGGACTTTGTTCAAGGGCTGGCAGATGAAGAAGATGGGCTTGATAAAATCGAAGACTACATCAAAGGTATAAGAGAGTTATACGATGAAATAGCAACAGCCAATGACGATGAAATCGTTATTGCAGAGGGTGATACATACGTTGAGACTATCAAGGTAAAAACAATGCAGTATAGTTACGACACGAAACACTATGTGATTGGTCTTATTGACAACAACGAAGATTAA